ATAACCATACCAGATTTAAATATAAATAAGGGGTAGTGACCGACACTAAGGAGGAAATATAATGAATAATTTTATGAATGAAACCATTAACAGTTTAAAAGAAGAAGTAAAAGAATTAAACAAAAGAATTACTATAACTAGAGAAAATAGAGATTATGGTACTTATAAAAATTTAATTCAAGCATTAGAAAGAGTTTTGCATTTAATTAGTAGATATGACTATCAAAGATATTATTCTGAGTATACAACAGAAATGGATGGCAAACAACAAAAACAAGTTGCTATTTGGGAACAAAATGGAAATGGAGAAATTAGAAATCATAAAATTTGGAATGTAATGAATTAACTAAGTAAATAAATTAATCTGGTATGGTTATTTAAAATATTTTGTGTAAAAGAATGATTTTATATAGTGAATATTATGTAAATTATGCGACATTAGAGGTGAAGGATAATGTGGGGAAAGAACTGCAAAAATTGCCGATATAAGAAATTCAGCATTTTTAGAAAAGTTTGTTGGTTATGTTGGAGAGTTCCTTTTTGAATTTAAAGCAAAGGAGTGAAAGATTTGGAGAGTGTTAAATGTTTTGATTGTGGTTACCAGTCGGAAGCTAAATTTAAAGAATGGGATGAAGAAAGTCCTTATGGATGTTGTCCAAAATGCGGTGCCGATTTTATCCCATCTACAATTGATGTAATAGATATTTTAAAAAGTATGAGTGTGAAAAAAGATGTTGATGGAGCAATATATTTTATCTGCCCTGTTTGTAAGACAGAAATATATTGTGAAGATTGGCATAATAACTGGGTAGACCATGATAAAGGTTGTTTTATCGGTGATGTGATAAGGGGCAATGTTTAATGGGAAAGGTTATTGAATTTGCAAAATGTTCTATTTGTTGTAAAAGACCAGCAAAATATCTTTGTGACATGCCTATTGGGATAATTAAGCATATGCATCTTACAAAAGATAATAGTTTTAAAGAATATACCATAACCTGTGATAAGCCAATTTGTGAAAAGTGTGCAATAGAAGTAAATAGAGGTATACATTTTTGCAAAAGATGTTTTGAAAAATTAAAGATATTTCGAAAGGAGTAAGATTATGTACTGTGGAGATTTATGCGATGTAAATAAAAATTATGATTGTTGCTACTGGTGTGCAGAAGAGCCTGTTTGTAAATATAAATGTAAATATTTAAGAGAAGATGAAGGCAAAAACCCTAGTGAAAATTGTGAAATATATATGCCAGAAAAAGATGAACATATGCTAGAAGTTGAGGAGCAATATCCACAAGGATATTATAAAACTAGGTTATAATGTCGCATTTTATAAATAAGGTGAAGGTGAAGATTGATATACCGAAAGGAGAAAATTATGAACAAGTATATGTCTCAATCAGAAAATGATTTTCAAAATAACTATGCGGAAGGTCAGAATTATAAGTTCAGAAATTTGTGCGATACATGTACACAACTAATACCCGAGTGCAATGGCACTAAGATAAAATTTGGGGATGATATTGGCAATGATAATGTAATTGAATGTGATGGCTATATAAAATATTAAGTCACATTTCAAAAAAAAGTACAGTAAAATAGAGGTTTTACAGAAAGGACTGATTAAAATGCTAACTATCCTAAATGGCAAACCATTAGAGTTGCCATGTAGTAGTGTAGATAAAACAGTTAGAGAACAATGTATTTATTATTATATGATAGCATGTGATAAACAATGTCCTTGGTATGTATCTACCCCCAATTTTACTTGGGGTTTAATGTGACAAACACACTAATTCCAAAAATAATAGACAATACAAACAACCAATCAGTAAAAGTTAAAATTAAATTCAGCATTTATTAATCAATTCCTTAATAATACTTATGCTGAATAATATAAAATATTACTAAGAAAGGAAGAAAGTTTAAATGAAATTTTATAATAGAGAATTAACTATTACAGATATTCATTTTTATAATGATATTAATGATACCGTAGAAATTAGTTATGAATTATCTTTAGAAGGAGATAATATAGCATCTTTACTAGAAGGTAAATTTAATTTATCTAGAAGTAATTATAATAAAATAAATAATGATTTAGAAAATAATATATTGAAGTTAATTTATAAAGAAAATGAAGTTAAAAATGTGTAATGGAAAATAACATATAAACCCATAGCAGAGGGGTTTATACTCTGCTAAAACATCAGGGCTATTAGGTAGTCCTTAAATCCTAGATGAGTAAACATCTAGTACCCACAGATTTATTAGGGTAGAGAAGTGCTATTCTTTGAAATAGTAACACTCGATAAGGTAAATAAAAAGTCTGTTTTATTTACCACCTCCCGAAAGGGGCAATCTATAATTTTTACTGTTTAAATAAAGATAATTACTAGTAATAGATTGTAAGTCCACCTTGTTTTCGCTCTTTTTTCTTAAATCCTTTTAAATAAAAATCATCACTAGTAATGGATTGCAAGATGTTGACCTAGCTAAAGCAGAATCACCACACCATAGGAGGGTTATTTAATATAATGAGTAATATAATTAAAACAATGTCATACGAAATAATAAAACCAGTTGATTGTGATTGGAATACGTTTGGAAAATTATTAAGAGATTTACAATATGAAACTAGAAAAATTTTAAATAAATCAATTAGTTTAGCATGGGAATATGATGATTTTGCATCTGATTATAAAAAAATTTTTGGACAATATCTAAAAACAGAAAACATTTTAAATTACAAGACTATATTAGGTTATGTTTATGACAGATTAAAAAGTGAATATTATAAATTGAATACTGGAAACTTTACAGAAACCATAAAAAAAGCAACAGATAAATGGAAAAACAATAAAATTGAAGTATGGAAAGGTAATGAAAATATTCCTAGCTTTAAAAACAAAAATTCACCTATTGATGTGGTGAAAAAATCAATCCAAGTAATAAAAGAAGATAATAATTACTATCTAAATTTAAGTTTAATTTCAACTAAATATAAAAAAGAATTAGATAGAAAATCAGGGCAGTTTTTAGTTCTAATCAAGCCAGGAGATAAAATACAAAGAGTAATTTTGGAAAGAATAATATCTGGAGAATATGATATTGGTACATCTCAAATAGTACAAAAGAAGAATAAATGGTTTGTAAATTTAGTATATAAGTTTCAAAAAGAAAAAACCTCTACTTTAAATCAAGACAACATTATGGGTATTGATTTAGGAATTAAAAAAGCATTATATATGTCATTTAATAATTCAAGAGATAGATATTATATAGATGGAGGTGAGATAGATGATTTTAGGAAGAAAACAGAAAAAAGAAGAAATGAATATTTAAGACAGGGAAAATATTGTGCTGATGGAAGAATTGGTCATGGTAGAGAAACTAGAATTAAACCTATACAAAAACTTCAAAATAAGGTTGAGAATTTTAAAAATACTACTAATCATAAGTATAGTAGGTATGTAATAGAAATAGCATTAAAGTATAATTGTAAGACAATACAAATGGAAAAATTAGAAGGAATAAATAAAAATAGTGTATTTTTAAAAAATTGGACTTATTATGATTTACAACAAAAAATTGAATATAAAGCAAGAGAATGTGGTATTGAAATAAAATATATTAATCCAAAATACACTTCTCAGAGATGTTCAAAATGTGGATATATACATAGTGATAATAGAGAAAATCAAGAGACATTCCATTGTAAGAGTTGTGGATTTAAAACTAATGCTGATTATAATGCTTCTCAAAATATTGCAACTAAAGATATTGAAGAAATTATTGAAAATACATTAGAAGAATTAAAAGCATCATAATTTTAGAAAAGGAGTTTTGAAAAAATGTTTAGAGATAAAATTAAAAGTCAAACAGTTTAAATATACCTAAAGTGTTAAAAAACACATTACTGGAAAATGAAGAAGAAAAACACCAAAAAATTTTAAATGATTTTCAAAAAGAATTAGATAAACACAAAGAACTAATAAATACTAAAATAGAAAAACAATAAAAATCAAATTTTATCTTAGTGCGTTAAACACAAAATAATACTTAAATGGAGGTAATTATGAGTATTTATACTACTGAAATTGAAAATTTATATGAGGTTAGCTTACTTCCGTATATCAATGATGAGTTTGCCGATGAAAGAGTTGTGAATGTTGAATTAATTTCTGAAGATACAAGAAAAGAATTATTAGATGAATTGTTCAGTAAATTAAGAAATGATAAAAGATTAACGCAAGATGAAGATGGGAATTTTCTTTGCAGACAAAAAGATTTATGTGATGTTGAGGGGGATTATGGCATAAGGTTAGTAGAAATGGAGTGGTAATTTGAATTACATACTTGGAATTGATCAAGCAACAAGTAAATCAGGATTTGTTGTAATGGATGGAGATTATAAAATTATTGAATATGGTATCATTGACACTACTAATATAGGAGATACCACTGAATACGGTCATACATTAAAAAGGCAGGAATTAAAGAAAAATATAAAAATGTTACTAGAAAAATATCCTAAAATAATTCAAGTAATATGTGAAGGAGTTCATCTTAATACTTTTAAAGGTATAGCACAAAAAAACGGAGTTGAAATCTTCAAAAAATTATCAAAAACTCAAGGGACGATTGAAGACATATGTTTAGAATTAGAAATATCTTGCTTTACTTTTAATGTTAATTCATGGAGAAGTTATATAGATTATAAATTTGGAAGAAGTAGAGAAGAAATTAAAGATAATACTAAAGCATATATAATAGGAAGATATAATTTGCCAGATAATCTTGAGCAAGATATATATGATGCCACAGCAATCTGCGAAGGTTATCTAAATATGATTAATAAATTCAGTTGATTATGAATAGAATGTATTGGGTGATGTTATGAAAAAATTTGAAAATGAATTAGATTACAGTTTTAGCTTTTGTATTTTAAAAGATTTATTAGAAGAAAAATATATTACAGAAAGTCAATTTAAAAAAGCAGTCAATAAAATAAAAGAACTATATTTAACTACCTAAAAAATAGGTAGTTTTCTTTTAAAATAACCATATTGGTGATATAATATTTTTAACAATAAGGATATTGAAGGAGGACAAGCAATGAAAGAAAGGGTTGTTGCTTATGCTAGAGTTTCGACAGACCATGATGACCAATTAAACTCTTTAGAAAACCAAAAACAACATTGGGAAGAATATATTAAATCTAATCCTGAGTGGGAATATTGTGGATTATATTGGGATGATGAATCTGGTACTAGCACAATTAAAAGAGATGGTTTTAATAAAATGATTGAAGATGCAGAAAACGGTGAATTTGATTTAATAATTACTAAACAAGCAACCAGGTGGGCAAGAAATGTAGTTGATGCTTTGCAGTATACAAGAAGATTAAAAACAAAAGGGGTTGGTGTTCTTTTTCATGCCGACAATATTCACACTATTAAAGATGCTGATGCTGAATTAAGATTATCAATAATGGCAACTTTAGCACAAGAAGACAGTAGAAGAATTTCTGAAAATGTTAAATTTGGACATTTGAGAGCAATGAAAAATGGAGTTGTGTATGGTGGAAATAGATTATTAGGTTATGATATTAAAAATAAAAAATTATATATAAATGAAAAAGAAGCAGTAATAATAAGAGATATTTTCAATTGGTTTGTTTATGAAAAAGAAAGTTTGCATGGTATAGTTAGAAAATTACGAGATAAAGGAATTACAAAAGGGAAAACTGGAGGAAAAATAGATCACACTACAATAAAAAGAATCTTAGAAAATGAAAAATATTGTGGTGACCTTAAACAAAGAAAATATTATACAGAAGATTTTTTAAATCAAAAACAAAAACAAAACAATGGAGAAATTGAATTTATTATAATTAAGAATAACCATGAACCTATTATTAATAGAGAAACATGGAATACAGCACAAGAAATTTTAAAGCAAAGAAGAGTAGAAAGTAAAAGAGGAAATGGATATACAAAACATTGTTGGGGAGGTAAAATAATTTGTCCTGAATGTGGAAATAAATTTAGAAGAAAAGTTTTAAAAAACAAAGATGGTACTGATAGACCAATTTGGATATGTATTAATTATCATAATAATGGTAAAAAAGGATGTGAAAATTCAAGTTATTTAAGAGAAGATGTGTTAAACGATACTTTTCAAGTTGTAATTAAAAAACTTAAACAAAAATCAAATCAAGATAGAATTATTAAGAATTTAAATAATATACTAGGCGAATTGCTTGAAAAAGACAATTCTAATGAAAAAATAGAAAAAATTAATAAATCTATTAATAAAATAAAAAACAAAAGAGAAAAATTGTTAGAACTATATATGGAAAGCAATTTAACAAAAGAAGTTTTTACTGAAAAAAATGATAAATTAAACATGGAAGAAGAAAATTTATTAAATAAGAAAAATATGATAGAACAAGCCAAAAATAAATTAGAAAATCAAAAACAAGATATATTAGATTTGTATGAAGTGATAAAAAATAAACCAGACAACTTAAAAAATATTGATGATTTTGTAAACAGACATATTAAAGAAATAATTAAACACAAAGATAAACTTTCGTTTGTATTAAAAACGGGAGAAAAAATAGATGCAGATTTATCTAAATATCCAAAAAGGATTTGTAGTAGAGATTACATCACTATAATGGATATTAAGGTTTTGCAATTAATTAATAGAGGGGCAGTACAATATTACGAAGAAATAGGTGTGGAAGTATTACTTGTAGCATAAAAAGATAGGAATAAGGGAGAGGATTAACTCTCCCATTAATTATTCTACGCCTTTAACTTTTGCGTTCACAAATTTAGCCAACTTACCAATAACTTCAACTGCGTACCAACTAAATCCAGCAGTCATCAACAAACTAACAGCCATGACTAATGTAAGTTCTTGACCACTAATGTTTATGGTGATATTAGGAACTAAGACACCTACATAATAGACTCCAATAAAAGATACGCTGACAATCAAACCTTTAATTGTACCATTAAAAAATTTTCTTTTATCAAATTTTCTTTGTAAGATGCTATCAATACTACCTAATAAGATATTAATTACAATCAAACCCATAAGTCCGACACCTAAATACAATATTTGAAAATCAACAACAAAATCCATTTAATTTTCCTCCTTATTTTCTAATTTCTTAAAATATTCTAAAATACCTAACTTAGTTGCGTAAGCACAAATTAATCTGAATTTTTCATTTAATAATAAAGTTTCTTCATTTGGATTGGTATGGTATCCATATTCAACAATACATGCTGGTGTATCAGAATATCTTAACACACCATAATAATCATCATTGCCTTTTGAATTTAATCTACTTCTTGCAAATCTTCTTTTTCTACCACATATTTTATGAACACTATTTAAAACACATTCAGCGAGCAATTTACTCTCATTGTAAGGGTCAATAGAATAATAAGTTTCTATACCTTGAACATCGTTATTATTAGGCATAGCATTGGTATGAAGAGAAATAAATATATCAGCATCATTTTCATTTGCAATTTGTCCACGTTCATATAAAGTTAAATATTCATCTTTGTCTCTTGTTAATATTACATTTGCTCCTAATTCTTTTAGCATAGGTTTTAATTTTAATGCTATATCTAAAACTCCATCGGCTTCTATATATCCATTTTGACCACGATTATATCTATCAGAACCACCATGACCTGGGTCAAGTACGATAGTTTTATTTTCTAAAGGTAAGCCTCCTATATAAACACTATCATCTACAAGAAAACCATCTGATATTTGCCTACCAGCGATAAAAACCTTTACGCTCCTCAAAACATCACCACCTTATTTAAAACAAAATTTTAGACAAATCAAATCCTATAAGTCTCAAGCCAGCCAAACCACCTAAAACATATATTAATAATTTTAATGACCAAGGAGACTCTGAAAATTTTACAAACATATTGCTTTTTTCTTCTTCAACCGCCTTTTCAACTTTCCCCAATCTTTCTTCAAAAGAATACATTTTGCTAGAGAATATTTCTTTTAAATCGTCTATTTTATCAAGTATTTTTTCATAATATATTTTTGTTTTTTCATTTTCTGTTGTAGCTATATTTAAATTTCTTTGGACTACAACAACAGTATTTTCTAATTTATCAACCCTATCATCTAAAGCATGTATATATGGACAGTCTTTACATTTTTCATTCAATTTAACTTCCTCCTCGATTTATGGTATAATCAAAGAGAATAGGCTAGGAGATACCACCTCCGAACACCTACAGTCTCCTCGATGTAGGTTGCCTATTTTAATCCATAATAAATATAAACTTTTTTATATTCTTTATCCCACCAAATACCTTTAAATCTTTTACCAACTAAATCTTCAATTATTTTACGAGTCCATAAATAACTCTTACCATTTTCTAATTTAAATCCTTCATCATTTATATCATAAGTAATAAAATATACATCCATTAAACTCCTAATCCAATTCATAAATGCATCATTTTTAATTCTGCCTTCTAAAATATCTTCAAAATAATTTGCAAAATCTTCATAAGCAGGAATATATCTATAATTACCTTGATCTATTAAATTAAATTGCCTTCTAATTTTACCTTTACTTAGTTGCTGTGCTTTAATCCAAAAATCACTATCTTCAATAGTTCCATACTCAACATGTATAAAATGACCTAACTCATGCGAACACTTACTTGGTTTTACTAAATTTAATTGTTCTTCAGATAATCCGATAACTTTTGTTTCTTCTTCATTAATTACATTAGTATAAATAATATCTCTTTCATCAATAAAATGTTCTCTATTTGCCAACCAACCAGTAGTAGGTTTACCCTCATATGGAATATCTACATAGAAAGATAAATTAGGATAAATACCAGGATAAAAACCTTCTCTGCGGAATAGTGGTAAATATCTTTTTTCAAATGTTGCTTTTTCATATTTATCTTTAAAAAAGTATTGCAATTATTTCACTCCTTTCAAATTAAATTAAAAAGAGAGGGAGAACTGCACCCTCTCTTGTATATAATTACATATTTTCATAAAACAAATATTTTATCTTATATCTTTTAAGCAGATTTTTGAGTATTAAAAATCCCTTCAAGATTATCTAAATCTGAAGGGAAAAGTATTAGGTAATTTAAGTTATATTTAAATAATTTAAAAATTGACTATAATTTTTAACATTTTTATCTGGGCAATTACCAATATAATAAAAAGGACTTGGTAATCCCCATTTATTATTAATTAATTCATTGTATTTGATGGGTCTTTTTAATTTGTCACAAATTTCTAAGAAGCATTCAATATAATATTTATAAGGTTTTGATTTATCTACAATATTAATCACGACCTTTATTTCTGCAAATCATTTCATATCTTTTTAATAATTTTAAATTCCGTTCATTCATTCTAATCATTCCTATGTATTTTTTTATATAATTCATTAGGTGTTAAGTTTTTCCATTCAGGTTTATCAAGATAATAAGACACTAATTCTGAACAAATAAATTGGTTGGGAGTATTCCACACTTTCCCAACCTTAAACATATACCAAATAAATTGTTTAAAATCATAGTTATATCCAATATATTTTCTTAATTTTTCTACATTATATTTGACAGGTAATTTTATAATTTCATAATCCTTAAATCTGAAATGTCTAATCCTTACACCTAATGGATATTGACTATCTATTACATGATTTTCATCTATTGCAATAGCAACATGAGAAAATTCTCCCTTATCAAAAAATCTAATAAGAAAAGAAAGGGGAGACTTACCCCTAACAAAGATTAAGTCTCCACGTTTCATAATTACCACACCACACTTTGTACTTCTTCAATAGTTGTTGCATTTTCTACTTGTGTTTGTAGTGTATCTCTAAATTTACTAATATTTAAATTAATAGTATTAAATGCTTCTAACTTAACTAAATCAAAAGTTGCCTTATCTAACTCAACTCTCTCTACTAAACCAGTAGCATTATTGACAACTGTCCATTTTACTGAGGTTAATAATCCTTCTTTAAACATAGCATCTGTTCCTGTAAAATTAGCCTGTGCTTCCATACTAAGTGAAAAATGATAAGATATATTGTTAATTGTATAATCAAAGCCTTCTAATATTGCTTTATTACAAAAATAATTTAATTGATTTATTTTTGCTTGTTTTACCTGATCAAGAGTAGCAGTAGTAAAATCTAATTCATTATATATATCATCTGCTGTTTTCTCACCTTTATTTATATCATTTGCAATTTTTTCTTCAACAATCTTCTTCATAGTAGGACATTTCTCCATAATTAATTCCCATGTTAACATAGCTTAATTCCTCCTATACCCAAATATTTAATATTTCATTTATTTTATTTTTTAACTCATTATCATTGGCATCAGCCGACATATCAGTTGTAATTGTTGATACAGCGACCATTGCAAGTTCCTTATCTGCTAAAGGTAAAAGACTATCCCAAATATTCGCAATATCTTTTGATAATTGATTTATAGCACCTGTATTACTATCCATCTGTGCTGAACGGTTAATCGGCACACTCCAAGTAATCTCCGGCAGTACAGTAGAGTTAACTATCAACGTACCATTTTCAAAACAAGTTAATGGTGTTATAGCACCTTCTGTTATTACTGGCTCTGCTAACTGATAATTTAGTAAAGTTATATTATAATCGTTGATAAAATTACTTTGAGCAGTTGCTAAATCGGCATATTTGCCTTTTGGAACAACAAAAGAAACATAGTTACCGCTAAATTCAGTAGGGCTACCATTGGCTATATAATATTGTCCTATTTTGTTAATATTATCCCATGCACTATTTGTACCATCAAACTGTATTTTACCGTGCAAATCAACCAAACCAACATCAGCGAAATCCCATATTGTACTCTCACTATCCCATAACTCATTATGAATTTGCACTAAATCAACATTTGCACCACCAGTGTAGTATCGCAAAATATCTGATGATTTAATTGCAAAATCTTCACTAACCCTTTTTATATGCTTCCCATCTTCGCTAATTTCATCTTTAGTGCCATTAGGTAGTGAACGCAAAACAGGAGGATAGTTTTCGCTTGATTTGTAGGGTTCATAGGCGGTTGCAGGTAACTCGTTCTTATTTTCTGCCATTAACTCTAAATTACTGAAATCTAATGTTTTATCAATTTGTATTTCTATTCTCCATGTATTACTAGGTATTTGTGCTAAATATTCTCTTGCAACTGTTCCAGTTGTAACTGTTGAAAAACTATTATCTTCATATCTAGCATAAATAGCCATTCCATAATCATTATTTTTACTAATTACTAAATTATTAAATTCTTTTACATTATATATATCCCAAACTCTTTTTGTAGAAGTTTCTCTAAATACTGTTTTGTCAATTAAATTCTTCCCTACACTCAGTAAACTATCTCCTTCGTCACTAAATGTAGATTTAGTGCCTTCCCAATATCCTTGTCTTACTAAGTCTAACATTTGTTCTTCTGTGAAATCTTCTATTCCGTTTGCTGTCATGTTGATTGCAAATACACCTGTGTTACCGTCTACCTCAATAGCAGTTGAAGCATTAGAATATATTTGAATAACATTTGATGTGATACCGACATCATCATTTATATCATATATTTCATACCATTTGTCTTGAATTAGATTTGATGCTTTTAAATATAAAGCACCAGTAAAACCTATACCTAAATTAAGACCTGTACCAGAAACATCTCTAACTTTTGCATAAAGAAAGTATTTATCATCACCTTTATCATTTGGTAATGACTTAAAAGTCCTATAATCATTAGTTAATAGAACACCATCAGTTACAGATACTGCGTTTGCCCACTTGGTAGTACCATTACTGAAATCTCCATTTTCGACTAATTGATTAACGGTTAATCCTTTCAATCCTACGTTAACTTGCCCATAAACGGTAGTGGAGGGGAGAGATATTACACTAGATGTTTCGGTGATTGGGGTTGAATAGTTAGATTGAGAATATTCATTTTCGATGGTAGCTACTCTTGTTTCATGATCGTTTAATTCATTATCTATTTGAGTATGTGTTTTAGTACCTTTATTTAGTAAATCTTCATGGTCTATTTGTGGAGCATTACCAGGAGTTCCATCATGTTTATGACCTGTATTTGGGTCAAACTTTTCCACCACTCCTTCAGTATCTAAATTATTAAAATTGTCAATCATATCTTGTAAGTTTGTTACAATATCTGGATTATCATTATGAGCATAGATGCGTTCGGCAGGATATTGTATTATTCCACGACCTTTATATGTCGCTGTAACAGATTTGCCTTCTTCTAAAACATTAAATGTTACAACACCATTTTGATAATTAACAATAAACTGAGTAGAAGTAGGTTCTCCTTTATATATTTCTGTATATCCAGATATGGTTACATGGTCGAACTCAGAAGGAATTTCTGATAAAATAATTCTCTGATTTATAATAGTTTGCGTATCAGTTTTGTCAACATAGGGATCTTCTGCAGTACCTTGTCTCCACGTAATACGGAGAGGGTTGTTGTATTGTAGATACTGTGTCATAAATTAACCTCCTTTTTAGAGACATAAAAAAGAGAGGCTTGCCTCTCTTTTAAACAAAAATCATTATTTTATTCTATATTTTTTTCTTCTATTGGTTGGTTTAATGCTGTTAATATTTCATTCATAGCTTGAATTTCTTTTAATCCTCTTATTTCTACTCTATCTAAAAATATCATTAAATTCTTCACATAATTATCTTCAAATTTAATTAATTTACTCAATTTTTTATCCTCCTTACAATCCTCTATTAGTAAATTGTTGTTCTACCCATCCTCTAGTTGCGACTAAGTTGTCTGTAATTGCAGAAAGTCCAATAAATACATCGCCATCTAAAAAAATATCATCATTGCAACTTATAGTTATATCATAACCATTGCTTTCGATATAAGCAGACGAATCATTTCTTATATTAAAATCACTACAATTATAAACATTAAAACCACTGTTAGCACAATTAATATTCAATCCTGTTCCAGCACCAACATGTGACAATTCAGTATGTACAAATCTTATTAGACTGGTTTCAAAATCTATACTATATGCACCAGTTAAATATGTTGAACCACCAACAGAACCTAACTCAACCCCATCAGACCATTTTCCTAAATAATCAGCATTTATTTTTACTTGGTTATCTATAGTTTGTAAAATATCAGTGCCATCTAATATTAATTCGTTACAAATTATCTTACCTTCAATAGTTAAATTGCCACTTGTATCAGCATATAATTTTTTACTAGTCCAACCATCATTAGTTGTATTTCTAACACCTATAGTTATACCTTCTGTAGCATTTAACATAGTAGTTATTCCATTATCGCCACTAACAGTAATTCCATTAGTTGTATCAATTTTTACACCATTGTATAAAGTATTTTTCTGAATAGAATTATTCCATTTATTAACTGATGTAGAATTGATTTGGCTTTCAGGCAATCCATTTGTAATTGTTAATGAAGCACCTGCAATAGTAACTCCATTACCATCAACAGAAAAAGAACCACTGTCATTAACAATGGTTAAATTATTACCTGCAATTATTTCACCTATTAATTTTTCAGCATATACTCCTGAACTATCAATCGCTACGCCAAAAGTATTTCCTCCATCTTGTGTTAAACCAATAACTCCATTCGTCATTCTTATATATTTCAAAGGATCGGCACTGTTTGATATCGTAACTCCACGTTCATTAACTGTTACACTATTATTTACACCTGAAATTATTTCTCTTTTAGCACTATCCCATGTATTATTTAAAATAGTAGAAACTTCATTACTTGTGCTAAATGCTGTTTGCCATTTAAACTTATTCATATCAACAATAGAAGAAGTGGATATCACATTATAAAATTCTTTCAAAAAATCATCATCGTCAGTTTTTATATCTTTTGTATTTGCAATAGTCAAATTAATATCTGCATTTTCAAAATTATAATATATTTCAATTATTTTAGTAGAAATATTTATGTTTAATTTGTCATATTGGACATTTATAATGTCTCCTAATTGTAATTTATCCCAATTTAATTGTTCTTCAATTATTTCTAAAAAATTCACAATATCTAATTCAAATATAATTTGTGGTTCACGTATATCTTGAAATGTTTCAATAGCTTTATTATATAATTCTTTATCATCATAAATATTTTCATTAGACCATTCTTTTTCAATAATAAACTGATTTCTTTCAACTATTTGTTCAGGTGTAAAATTATTTTCTATAGATATTTCATTTTGTAATGTAGTTATTTGACTATCGATATTAGAAATATCATTTTCAACTGAAGTAATTTCAGATTCTTTATTTGCTATTTCATTTTCTTTATTTTGTAAATCAATCTTTAATTGTTCTTCATCCCCTACACCTGTTGATTGAGCAATGTCTAAATTATCTTGTATTACTGCCAATTCAGTTTCTAAAGTAGATAATTCATTTTCTTTAGTTGTTAAAGTATTTTGTAAAGTTTCTTTTTGTGTGAGTAAAGCATCAAAATCACCTTTTTTTGTTTCTAACAAATCATTGTAGACAATAATTGCTTTACATAATCCATCGGACATATAATCTGAATGTTTTATGATATTTCCATCTACATCTTCTTCATAAGGATGTATGAAATAAGTAAAATCTTCAATATAATTAGTGCCAGTAGGATTAACACGTTGAATACTTAATTCATCCTTACCAAAAACTTTTAATCTAGTAACCATTTCATCGACACTAGATATTTTATTTAAAGATTTTAGATATTTTCCATAGTTGATTTTAAATCCTCTATCAATCCCCACATTATCAGATTTATAAAAACTAATAGTACGATTAAGAGTATCCCATACTACTAAAGCATTAAATGTTTCTGCAATTTGATAAACAAAATCTAATAATGTAGCATTAGATACATTAAATGAGCGATACATAATATCAAAATCTGCATCAATATAATCAATAGTCCATATACTTGAAGATAATACTTCAGTTAATACTTGTGTGGCATTATAAGAGGTAACACTATAATCTCTAATTAATTTATCCCGCAATTCATAACCAAGGCTAAAAGTATGAACTTCTTTATTATCGTTATCTTCATTCATATTGTCTATTAATTCATTTATAATGAACCATTCAGTATAATTTCCTAAAACTAATTTAATTAAATACCGTTCTTTGAGTTTATTGATATTATCATTAAATTTTAATTCATGATTTATTTCAATTTCATAAGGCAAGGAAAAAGACAGCTCATTGAGCTGTCTTAAACTTAATTTTAAATTTATATCAAAACTTTCATTTAATTTACCAATTATTTCTTTATTTGGTTTACACAAAAATAACTGTGGTTTTTGAGGTTTTAAATTTAAATCAATATCTAAAAACAATAAAAATCACCACCTATCCAGCTAGAGTGCGAAATTGGTAACGCATTTGAATTTTACAATTTCCTTTAATTAATAAGTTATTTGTACCGTATTTTAATTGAAGGTATGTGTCGTTAAACGATTCATATCTAAATTCATTTGGCAAAGTTGTTTCAATAATTTGTTTCTCGCAATTTATATAAACTTCTTCACCATCTAATAATCCTGTAAATTTAAATTCCTGATTGCCATTGGTTTGATTTATTATTGACACATCTCCATTACCTACTTTAATAATAGAGATTTCAGGGTATATGTCTATATCGCCTGAATTAGTAAATTGTAAAACAGTACCATCTACTGTATTTGTACTATAATCATAAACAGGTGAAGTGTAAGTAGGAGAATAGGAGTAAGGTGAGTTACAACGCATTTGTATGTTTAAATATCCCTGTTTTAAACCATTATGGAGTAAATCTACTGAACCGTTATACATGCAATAAAAAATTCTATTTACGTTGCTAGTAGTATAAAAAGGCTTGTAATAATCTTGATTTAACCATCTGGCAATTGAACGTATGATATCTTCTTCCCATGTATTCTCAAAAGCAAATTGTAAATTTAAAGTAAGAGGAGAACGTGTCACCCCTTGAAAGTAAGGAATATCATTTCCTCTTATAGATATTTCATTTATATTTTTTTCTGCTAAAAAAGTTTCTTCATATAAACCTGTGGAAACTTGGCAATTAAGTAAACCCATATCAACCGAAAAAATTCCATCATAATAAAAGTCAGTAGTTTCTTTCAAATAAGATCACCTCACTTACTTCTTACCAACACTTTTCATTTTATTAGAAATAAATGTAAATACATTTTCTTGATCTCTTCTTGTTCCTCTGAAGTTATCAAATACAAAGTTCATATTATAAATATCTCCATTAGCACCAGCTAATACAGGTTGTTTTGGAATAATACTTTTAATTATATTACTAATTGAAGTAGGCACATTTAATAATTGCTTTTCATTAAGCACCAATTCACCTTTGAGTAATTTTGCTATTTCTTCTGTTTTGGAATTAAATGAAACTCCTCCAACTTCTCCACCACCATGATAATAACCTAAATCTTTTAACATTTCTCTTTGTTTTTCTATTAGTTCAGCATCTCTACCATCTGAATAATATAAGTCACCACCAGTATTCGCATTGGTGTTACGTGTATTTCCATAACTATCTTTATAACTATATTTCCCAGTATTAAAAGAAGCATAAGAAGATAAACTGTTTAATTCTGTTTTAACAGACCTAATGCTATCAATTAAATTATTTTTAATACTCTGACTTACATTTTGTAATTTACTATCTACTCCATTAACAAACCCATCAAAATCAGACAATACATTTTCTAAATGACCATTTATTATTTCTTCACGTATAGTAGTATACATACGTTCATTATTGATTAGATTATCATAGTGAGTAATAATAGATTGTCTTTCTTGTTCTAATCTATTTTTAGTTTTTTGGTATTTTTTATCTTCTGATTCTTGTTTAGCTTCAATATCTTCACGATATTCGTCTAATTGGTCTTGTAAATTATCCCGGCGTAATTCTCTACTACGGTCAGTTTTTAACCTTTCAATCTCTTCTTCTTTCTCAGTTAATTGTTTATTAAGTTCAAATAATCTTGCTCTAGCTTCAATACTATTATCTAAAGAAAGAACATTTATTTCATCTTGAATTTCTGCACGCTCTTGTTGTAAGTCAGATAATTGTTCATTGTAATCTTCTTTATTTGCCTCTCTATCAAGGAGTTTTTGTTTTTTATTTATATAATCTTCATATTCATCTAGTTCATCTTGAAGATTATCTACTACTCTTTGATGTCTACGTTCTTCAGCATTAATTTCATCATCTAACGCATTTAATTTTGCTTCTTTTTGTTCTTTATAGACATTTTTATAAATTTCAATTACTTTGTCTGCTAATTCATTTACTTTTTTCTCCCAATCTTCATTTATTTTCTGCACTTCATTATTTAAATTTTTAATTGCAATTTCTGCATCATAAATAGAGTTTTCAGATGAAATGATACTTTTATTGAGATTGGTGAAAGAAGAAATTAATTCATCTAAATTTTCTTTTTGTTTATCAGTTAATTTATTATAAGTATCCGTATTTACAGACAATGTTTCTAAATCATCAGAAACTTTTACTACATTACTATAAGCACCTAATTGATCTGCAATACCTTGACGAGCATCTTTTTGTTGGGTTAGCAAATCTTCATTTAATTTGATTAGATCATTTTGTAATTCTATCTCTTTATTTATTAAAGGTAATCTTTCTTGTTCAGTTGCTAAAACTCTTTGTTTTTGTATAGATATTAACTCTGCTTCTTTTTCAGATAGTAATTGAAGTGTATTGAAAAATTGTTCTAAACGAGATTGGTATGGATTTCCTGCATCGCTACTACCTAAACCAGTAGATGTAGTAGAACTAATTACATCAGAAGGACGTGTACCAGTTCTATTACTGTCAATTGGTGTATATGGAGAATCAGGTTTTTTCTCAAGAAATGCTAATACTTCTTTCGTTTCTCTTAATTGCGAATTTACTATTGCCTGTTCTGCTAACTTTTCCGATAGTTTATTTACGTATTTTTCTCTATCAGCATCATTTAAATCCATTCTCATTCCGTATTCTTTACCATTAATACGAAATGCTTTACTATAACCTCTGTTAAGCACTTCATTATAATAATCAATTTCTTCTTGTAGTTTTTTCCTTTGACTTTCCAAATTTTGAATATTAAATTTTCCTTTTGATTTTTCTGTTTGAATAAATAATTCTAGATTTTCTTTCTGTTTATTCATTGTTTCAATAATTGCATTTTTTAAATTACCATAAGCTAATTCCTGGTCATTTATACTGCTAATAATAGAAGGGTTAATATCAATTAATTTGTTTTGAACATCTAGCAAGTCATTTTGTGCTACACTGTTTTCTCCATATTCATTTTTTAAGTTTTCTAATTCTCTATCTAATTCAACTGTTTTTTCTTTTTGTGTTTGCATTTTTCTTAAAGAAGTTTCAGTATTTTTATTAAAATCTTCAATTTTACTATTAGTTGATTGAATAGAAGAAGCATATGCTGTATAACCTATTGTTGCAGTTGCTAAAAGTGCCAATAAAATATTCAAACCACCAGTCATAGCAGTTATTTGAAAATTAACTGCCTGTAAAGATGTTACTAACTTTATTGCTAATACTGAAGATAATCCAGCCATAGCTATTTGCAAATAATTAGTTTTATTTATTAATATATCTAAAAATTCAACAAAACTTGTTAGTCTATCTATGAAATTTTTAATAAAATCTGAATTAATTGCATTTTTCCAAAATAACTGAATAGAACTTGTTAATAATGAAATTTTACCAGCTATACTATCTAAGTATTTTTCATTTTCTATTAATGCAGAATTTGCAGAATTAGTGGCAGATTCTATTGCCCCTTCAACTGATTGCCAGTTCATTAAAATGGCATTTAAAACTGGTGCCTGCCTGATTCCTGACGTTAATTCTCCAATTTTCGCTCTTTCTTCATCATTAAGGGTAGACCATACTCTTGCTAAATCTTGTAATATATCATAAGTTGAACGTAATTCACCATTTTTTGTTTGAATATCAATTCCAGCAAATTCTTTAAAACTTCGCTGTAGCTTCGGCATGAGTCCGTCAATTTCTTCGCCATTTTCCGAAATTCCTCTCAGTCTACTTGATATCGTGATCAGACCAGTTGAAACTTTCTCCATATTCCTTAAAACTTCATAACCACCAGTAAGAATACCACTTAATTCTTCTAAGGAAGTACCAGTTTGAGATAAAGTACCAGACGCTCTTTGTAAACCTTCTGCTAATTTGACTGTATTGACTGCATAATTATTTGAAACCTCATTGAGAAGATTCACAATATGTACAGAATCTTCAGCAACCAAATTATATCCTTTCATTACAGCTATTAAATATCCAGCAGATTCAGCAGTATTATCTAATCCATCTGCGACATTTGTTAACAATAATGCTTGTTCGGATAATTTTGCCGAATCTGCAATATTCCAGCCAGCCCTGAGAAATTCTGCGGACGCATCTATAACATCTTTTCCAGTTCTACCAATTTGTTTACCTGCGTTATAAGCACTATCTGTAAAATCGTCTAATTCTTTAGATGTTAAATCTGAAACTTTTCTTAATTCGGTAAGTGAGGAGTCTAATTGTATTATTGAATCTACGCCTGTTTTAATACTATTTATTACTCCTACTATTGCACCGCCCAATAGATACCACTGAGTAAATTTAGAAGCTGATGATAATAAAGATTGACCAAAAATATCTACAGATTTTGTTGTGTCTTTTATTGCATTATCAACATCTTTAATTGGTTTAACAGTCTTCTGTGTTTGTGTATTTGTTTTTTGAACTTTTTTGCTAACATCACTTAATACATTACCATATTTATCATAGATAACTGCCGAACTATTTACACTATTATTAACATTATTTATACTTTTAGCAACCTTAGCCATGTTTAAATTAAGGTTAATATTGCTTACACCTTGCATTTTTCTTATCCAATTCCTTAATTCTGTTTCTGCTATCTTAAAGTTGTACTTAATAGGTAAATTGATACTTAAATCTTTTGCCACACAATCTCACCCACTTTCATAAAAAAAGAACCCCATCACTGGAGTCCTAATAATGATTTATACTGTTTATGTTTTTCTTGAAACTGTAATTCAAATTCTCTTGCTTTATCTTTGAAGTTTTCATTATAAGCAGTTGTATATTGTGCTAAATATCTTAAAGTATCCCTTAAAGCTTCTGCTATAAATTTTTCTTTATCAGTATTATTTTCTGTTGTTTCAATAGGAGATAAATTTACTACTTCTCTTTTTTCATCTGTGAAAGTAAAATATTTAGTTTCGTATATTTTTTCTATTTCATTATTAACTTCAATAGCTTTATTATAAAATTCTTTACTTATATCTTCAGGTATTTGTTTATCTTTCGTACCACATCCAACCAACAATAGCATAAAGCATAAAATAATAATCATACTTTTCCTCATATACTAATCCTCCCAAAGAGTGTATTATAATTATATTATACACAAAACGAAGGATTGGTATACTTTAAATTATTATTTAACTTTATTAAAATTTATTTTACATTCATTATTACAAAAATGTTTTTTAAATTTTTTAACTTGAAAAGGTTTTAATAATAATTCTTCTCCACAATAACAACAATTATTTTTAATCCTCTGTTTTTTCTTATATTCATGCATACAATCACAGCCACAAAAATGATGATTATTTTTATTATAACGAGAAATCAATTGTTCGGTACTTTTTCCACAATTTTCACAATTAAAAGTTATCCATTTGTCTTTTTGTTTTTTGCTGATTTTTTCTTTCAGTTTTATATTTATAATTTTATTTAAATTTTTACTTGACCAATCCATATAAGGTTTGATTAAAAATTTTTTTAAAAATAAATCTTCATTATCTAAATAATAGTTAAAAGAATGATAATTATCTAATAATCCTTTTTTATTAATATATAACAATATCAATTTCTCACATAAATCAATATTGTTCAAAATATCTTCTTCCCATAGATACAAAATATTAATATTATAATTATTTTTAATATAAGACTGTTTCGCTTTATCTTGTATTATTCTTTTATGTTGCATTTCATATAATATTTCATCATAAAGCCTATTATCTGTATGACAATAAGTACCCATACACTCAATCATTAAATTATAATTAATTAAGTAATTATCTATTGAAAAGTATTTGCAGTTATATTCATTTTTATATTTTATACTCATATTATCTAAGAGTTTATTAATTTTTATTTGAATTTCTGTTTCGGAATTTTTAATAAGTCCATCTTCTAAAATTTTTACTGCTCTTATCTTAGATTCCTCTTTCCATTCATCTTGCTGTGACCATTCTTTTGCATACCAATCTTGCCTACACTTATTAGAACAAAAATGCTTTTGATTTAATTTTAATTTGTAAGGCTTTGCATAAAACTCTTTTTTACACCATTCACAATTAATTATTTTTGATGAAAAATTATGATGATTTTCTCCATTTTTATTTTCACTTTCCCATTTATTTCTACATTTCATAGAACAATACTTACTATTATATTTTTTATCGTGACTTCTTTTAACTGAATATTCATTACCACAATAGATGCAAGTTTTGATAATTGTAGACTTTTTAGACAATTCTTCTTTTAATCCTTTGTGATATTTGTAAGAACACTCTTTAGAACAAGTTGATTTCTTATTAAATTGACTTGGAGTTACTTTAAATTTTTTACTACATATTTTACACTGTTTTTCAATTTTATTTTCTCTGAATTTATTATGACATTCTTTTGAATAAAAATGATTTTTACTTCTTTCAATTAAGTAATTTGATTTATTTATTTCTTTTCCGCAACTATCACATTTAACAATTGGCATTCATAACCACTCCTAAGTATTATTTTTATATTAAACCACTCCAAATAAATTAAAAAAGCAGGGGAGGAGTGGTATCCCCTACTTAACCAAAGTTGATCAGACTTTGGTATATTTATATTGTATTACAAATATATACAAATGTAAAGTATTATTTTATGTTTAACTCCATAATAAAATCCCACTTTTATAACAGTCAAGTATCAAAATATTCCAACGAATTATATATTAAATAAAATATAAAAAAACCAAACAAATGTTTGGTTAAGACTAGTAGTTTATAAAATAAGTGTGGTATAATAATTTTAGAAAAATTTTCTACGAGAAATTAATCCTTCTAAAAAGATACATATTAGTTTTATCTCTTCTTCGGTCAACTCATCTAATCGTTCCAATAAATCATATATAAGAGGAGATACTTTTAAATCATTTTCAGGATTTTTATAATCACTTAGTCCAAGAATATAGTCAGCAGATACATTAAATTTATTACAAAGCATGATTAATTTTTCAAACTTAGGTTGCCTAATTCCACTTTCATATTGATAGATACTATTTGCTGAAACTAAACCTAAATATCTAGCTAACTCTTCAGGAGAAATATTATTTTCAATTCTTAATTTTTTCAATCTTTCTGGAAACATAAATATTTCCCCCTAGCAAACAAAATGAAAAAAATATTAAAAAATATAAACAAATTGTTGACATTTAACCATAAATTTCATATTATACTATTAGATACTAAATAATAATAGTATATACAGTTAACTTAAATAATATACCACTAGTAGTAAAAAAAATAACACTATTAGTTGCAAATAAAAATAATTACTAACATAAAAATTAGTAATCATTGACATAAGGACAAACATAACTTATAATTTAATAGAATTGCCATAATATTCTCTAAAAGGATGGATGGATACATAAATGATATGGCAACCTAACAATTTAAAAAGGGAGGAAGACAATATTGAAGCCTTTACCGAATATTAATTTACCAGAAGGTACAATCCTAACTATTTGGGAGATAGATAGGATGACCGAAAAAGAAATAATTTTCAAAGAGTGTATCGGTTTTTACACAAAAGATGAAATTCATAATCTTCCAAAAGAATTTCCAGACAACACATATTTTAGAATATCTAATGAAGAAGACTTAAAACTAACAGGTTGGTTTTAAATCTTAGACTGGTTTGCAGACCAGTCTTTTTTTTTATAAACACGTTTCCTAGTGTGTCGAAGGTTCACACTTGATTATTGTAACATTTTGAAATAAATTTGTAAACATATTTACAAATAGTAAATATTCGTTTACGAAATTACTATTAGACAAAAGTTTCAAAAATCCTTTTTTTTATTTGAAAAAATTTCGGTTTTATTTTTAATATATTCAGTTTTGTCTGAAAAGTGTACGGTTTTTATATAAAAACTGTATTTGATTTATTATATATACTATATTAAAATATTTCAAACAAAAAAAGAGATATGTAAAAGAAGGGGAGAGTGCCTTACCGCACACATCTCTTAAAATTAAATTTCAAATTTTGCTTTTTCATCTTGAATTTTCTTTATATCTTGTTTAATATAATGATCTTTAGTTACATCAGTTCCTTTGTGATTTAATAAATGTGAAACAGTTTCCAATGGCATTCCTTTGTTATACAAAATGCTACTACCTGAATGTCTTAAATCATGGCAATGTAGTTCAGGAATATTAATTAAATTACCAATTTTTTTAATCCAAGTGGATTGCATTGCTGATTTGTCTGCTTTTCTCCATTCGCCCTTATGTTTAGTAATAAATAGATATTCACAATCTATATTCGTTTCTTCTCTATATTTAATCCATTTATTTATTAATTCAAAACAACGTGGAGATGGGAAAAGGGTTACAGAATAACCTTCTTTTTCTAACACATCTTCTATACAATTATTTTCAAAATTAATTTGTTTTATTTTAACATTGCTTATTGCATTAACTCTTGCCATAGTAGATAACCCAAATTCAAACCACAATTCTAATTGTAAATTGTCTAATTCTTTTAAACCTTTTCTAATTTTATCTATCTGTTCTTCTGATAAAAATGTTTGTTTAATTACTAGTTTTTCACCTTTGCCAACTTTAGGTCTATCTAAGAAATCAACTGGGTTTTCTTTTATTCTCCGTTTCTTTCTTAAAAATAAATAAAAAGAAGATATACTAGACATTCTTCTTTGAATACGTCTTTCATTATTTTCTAAAACACTAGTACAAAAAGCTATAAAGTCCTCAATCATATCAACAGCATCATCTGTTTCAAAATCTAATAAATATCTATTATTATAATTTTCCATTATATATACTAACCATTGATTGTAGTCGCTCTCATAGCTTTTTTTACTTGCTTCAGATAAATTCATATTTTTAAAAACAAAATATTTTCTAATTAACTCTTTGTTTTCAATATTTATCTTTTCTACTTTATCAGTAGTAGCATATTGATTATATTTTCTACCCAATAAATTTCACCACCTTATAAAATCAAATTTTTATCATATATAAAAATACATAAAAAAAATAGGAGTCTTAGATATTGTCGACTTATATCTAAAACCCCTAGTACGTTTTAATGCCACGTTTACGTAATGCTGTTTTTAATAGATTTATATGTAGACTTTTATCTGCAATTTCATTTTCCGTTGCTTCAATATAATTTCTTGGTTGATGAGAGTAGAGGGGAGAGTTAGTTCCAAACAAAATCCAATTTGGGATATTTTCTCCTTGAGGAGTGCCATCAACCCAACTCGTATGTCCTGTAATTAAATTAATATCATTAAATATATTTAATTCAATATAATCTTTTCCTTTACTATTAACTTTACCAATAATGCTTTCTCTAAGTTGGTAAGTTCTTTCGTAAGAATTAGGATTCACAACATTATAAACAATTTTATCAACATTATCTTTAGTTTTATTAACCAATTTAGGAACAACTTCTTCTTTTAAACTCTCATTTACTTTTTGTCTAATAAGTTGCTCTAATTCTGCAAAGGAATTTGCCATATATCATCATTCCTTATTGTATTTCTTTTTTAATTCTTCTGCTTTTTTGAGTAATTCTAATTCTTCTTCGGTTGGTTGTTCTTCAATTTTCATATTTTTAATAAATAATTCTCTTTGTTCGGGATTCATTTTATTTAGCATATCTATATTTTTCACAATTCTGTTAAAGAAGTTAGTTGTCATACTTGCAATTTCATCAAAAACTTCTTCTAATATATCAGAAGGTGAGTTTAATACTTCTTCAATAACTTCTTCATCTAAACCATTCAAATCTATATTTGTAAGTAAAGGTAAAACTTCTAATAAAACTTGTTTACCATTGATTTCAATTTCATTATTATCTTTAATATTATTTTCCATTATTTTTAATAAAACATTTCTTTTTTCATTATCTAAATTATATATTTCAACACCATTATCATATTTTTTTCTAATTGGATTAAATTTTAAAACCTCTAATGATACTTTATTCATAAATTAAATCTCCTTTCATCCCTTTAAAAATATTATTAAATACTAAAATCATCTAAATATTTCTTTGCATATTTAAATGGATTTTTGTGTTTCTTTATTCCTTCTAAAAATGCACCAATATAAAGCAATATAATTGCAATTATCGATTTTATTTTAGCAATAAACATAAAATCACTTACTTTCTTAAAAAATAAAAGAGGGGTTTATTCTAACCCCTCATCAACTATTTCTCTTATGTTTTCTTGTTTTCTTACTTTTCTCTTGGATTTTTCTAAATCCTTAAAACTATCACCATCAATAGGAGTAAATAAAATTTTAATCATCTTCATATCTAATTCCTTTTGCAAATCTTCTAATTCATATATTCTTTTAATATTATAATTACTCGCAGCAGGATGAGTATATTTTAATTTCATTCAATCACAACCTTATATTGCTTCATCCTGAAGTTTCACGATGTCTATATATTCTCTTTCATTAGAAGAGTTAAGAATAGTATAACAATCAGTAGTAAAATCTAATTCTGTAGCAGAATCACTTGCCATTGTTATTTCAAAACTTGGCTGAACTTTAGCTTTATGAACCTTAAATGTTACAGGAACTCTTAATCCATCTTGATCATCGTCAACTAAACCTCTACCTCTAATAGTTATAAATCCAGGAAAATCACTTGCAGTTATTTTAATATTTTGTGCATTAGCACCAGAAGTGTAATTATAAGATACAAATACTTTGGTACCCTCGGGAGCAGATGTAGCGTTTAAAGTAATAATGTTTCCTGAAATGCTATACTCATTTACATTTAAAGCAGGGTCACCTGCCACTTGCTCTGTAGACAAATCTCTTTCATCTGTTACAAGATAAACTTTTAAAGTTCCAACTAATGGAGTTTGAGATAATGTTATAGTGTTAGTCGCACTTGTAGTTAATGTTTCATCCATAGGAACAGTAGTAGCACCAGTTGTTATATCTTTGCCTATTTTTACTGCTAATGCTTTAATATCAACTATAGGCAACATTGAAGCAAAAGTACAATCCTTAGTATGATCTAAATCAAGGATTTTGTAATTTCCCTGACCCCCTCTGATTGGTAATCTTTCAGCAGTTGTGTTTACACTAGATTGACTAGCATAATCAACTGTAAATAGGACATCACCACGACCGGTAGAAGAATACTTTTCTACAGTGAAATCCAAAACTTCTTTAATCGCAAATGTATTACTCAATTAAATTCACTCCTTTATAAAATTAGAAATAAAAAAAAATAATTTTATTCATTCTTAATTGGTGTACTATAATGTTTGATTTTTTTACTTCCTTGTTCTGACAAAGTGCCATTTGTCATTGCCATCATATTAATTTCATAATTATCAACTTTTAAAAGCCTATAATATTGTTCTAATATTTGAAAATAATTTAATTGATTTATATTTAATGGATTTATAGAATTATGTCTAGCACAGACCGAAGACATTATTTCCAAAAAACCTATGCCATCTTTTTTCTTAACTTTTTCTTGTATTTCTTTTTTTAATTTTTTTGCTCTTTCTAACATTTCTTGAGCAATTTTATTTGCTGGTTTATAATTATCAGTATCTTTATCTAAGTAGTGCATTACTTTTAAACTATCCATAAAAATATTAAAATTATTTTTATCTATATAATTAGTTGAAATATTTTTGTTCTCAATTGTTCCTTCAATAAAGAAAATATTTTTAATGAATGATATTTGTGTTTTAGGTTTAAAATATGATATTAACATCATAAACTCATTTATTAATTTTTCTGAAGATATTATTTTACTAAAAAAAATTTTTTTATCGTCTTCATATAAATCAACAAATGTATTCAAATAATGATTATATAAAAATAATTCATTTACTTCTGATATTTTAGGGCAATATAATTCACCTATTTTCTCATCAACTAAAAAAGTTTTACCTAAAAACACATTTGTTTTAATATAAGATTTAATATTATTATCCATAATATCACTTCACAAAATTTTGATTTCTAAATTGTAATTGATACCCAACATATCCTTCAATACCAAATATAGGTCTAGCAACTATTCCATTACTTTTACCTACATTACCAAAAATATTTGTGTCATTTAATAATTCAACTACTCTCTTCATCAATCTATACCCACGATTATCATATCTATGCCAATCGTAAGGCACAAATATATCAATTAAATAATCAGTAGGAGCAATATGATTACTTAAACCAATATTACCAGGATATAAGCAAATTCTACCTTTTTCTTCATCATCAACGGTAGGCAATCTTCCCCAATTTAAAAATATTGGTTGACCAGTAGTAGTGAAGAAATATTCATTAAACCTTTCGCCTATAGTTTTAGTTTCTGTTATAGAAGGATTTGTTGTGGTTATCTGTAAAACATCAAATGAAGGAGATGTGGTTGGTATGGTTAAAAAACGTAAAATTGTTTCATCATTCATGAAGATTAATAGGATGGCTTTGGTGTCAACATCTAAATTTAATTTAAAATCTTCCATTTAGTACCATCCACCCCCCGAATCTTTAACAACTTCCAAATCACAAATTCCCACAATCTGACTATCAGTATCACTAACTGCTTTAATCTGACAAGTTCCCACACCAACACTAGTTACTAATCCATTTTGGTCAACCGTAGCAATATTACTATCAGTAGATTGCCATGTTACGGTTTCAGTGTCTAATAAAATGTCGTTTTTATCATAAACTTGGACAATAAGAGTTTTAGTATTTCCAACTGATAATGAAAGAGTAGAAGGAGTTATTATTATATCACCAATTTGTGTTTCACTAATAGGATATAAATTATAAAACTCTTGAGGTGTTTCATCAGACGGTATTTCTTTAGCACGTAATATTACTAATCCATAATCACCATCAATCTTTGATTTATCAATCCCCTCAACTGAATATCTTTCATACCAACCCTCGCCAAATAAATAAAATTCATTGTTTTTCTGTATTTTTGAAGTATTAACATTTTTAGGTAATGTAATTACAGTCACATCATTAGGTAAATTTATTGGTTGATTGTCACTATTTGTATAAAGATTTTTTTCATAATATCCATAAGTGGTATATACTATTTCTCCAATCTTAAAATAAAAAGGGAGAATATTACATTTTCTTATTTGAGCAATTTCATAAATAGGATTATTTTTATCACTTATAGAAATAGTCAACCAATAATTATTACCAATCTGCAAATAATCACCAATATTTATATGATCATCAGGTTTAGGAATAATTCTTTTTCTAGTAGGATCATTTTCATCTGATATATGAAAATCTCTTAATATATTACTACTATTTACATAAGCAGTAATATAAGATGGATTATTGGCAAATTCATCTTTAAATTTCTTTTTAGTAATATCAATTTGATTTCCATATACACCTAATCGTGCATTATATAAATCTAAATCCAATGCCAACTAATCCACCTCCTTTATTAAAAATCTGCCAAAGTAAATCTTTTCCAAGCGTCTGTACTTTTTTCATGAGCAGGTTTAATATTTACATAATAATAAGTTTCATCTTGCAGCATTGTATATGGAATAGGAGCAGTAGTTGCATATTGTCCACCAACTAAATTCTTCTGCACTTCAGCAGAACTTAAAGCTGTAGCACCAGTACCACTAGCAGTAGCAGATACACCAGATAATGAATCGATAGCACCTGCAACTAAAGTAGCAGTATTTTTAGTTGCATCTAATGCACCCACACCATCAGTTCCTAAAGTTACAACTATATTAGTACCAGTTAATACTGCATCCATAGCAATATCTGTTCCAGAACCTTCTACAACTTCAATAGTATAATTATTACCTTCTGTACCAACGGCATTAACTGTTATAGTGACTGTGCCATCAACACCACTGCCTATTGTTCCAGTTGCACTTTTAGCATTTTGTGGAGCAGTACTGCCAAACCAAGATTGTTGTATTTCAAAATTTGCCAATTAACTCACCTCTCAATTAAGGTTGTATTTTTTAGATATTTTTTCAATTACATCAATACATTCAAACACTGTTTTGCGACAAACATCATGGGTATAATTTTCATGTATTAAATATTCAATTTTATTTAATAATGTAATAAAATAACCATCATATTTAAGTTCTTCAACTAAATTCATATTACCAATTATTTCTATTTGCAAACTCTCCATATATTTCTTCAAATCTTTATTACCTTTTTCTGTCATAGGGAGTATTTTCCATACTCTGCCTATTAAAAATTTAAAATAATTACCAAAATAAGGATTAGGAATTTCATTATATCTAGTTTTTATCATAATAAATTATCCAAACTATTTTCAGAAAAAGTATAAGAAACAATAAGTCTACTTATTTCTTTTTCTGTTATTTTTTTTAATTCTTGTAATTCTTTCAATAAATTTGCAGGAGAATGCAATTTGTAATCTTTAGTTGAAAAACTATTTTTTAATTTATCAGCATGATAAATTGCAGGCCTTAACCATTCTAATATCATAATATTTGCTAATATTTCTACTTCTTCATCAGTTAAATCCATATTAAATTGTCTTAAATTATCATCTCTATCAGATAATTTAGTGCATTGTTTAAATTTTGGAATAGCACTATTTCTGTATTTATCCATTAAATCATTTATTTGCTGTTGTGTTAAACTTGCTAAATAATCATCTGAAATTTTATTTAAAAAACTATTATCAACAACATCATAAGAGGTCGACATCAAAAGCCACCTCACTTAAATTGATAAATCAATATTAAGAGTTTTTTCTATAACTTCAATTACACTTATTGAATCAAGTTTTTTCTCACGTCTTAATTCAAATGCTCTATCTGCAATCAATTTTTTAATACCATTTGGGACAATCTTTAATGTTTGTTTTAATTCTTCAATTGATTTTGTAAATATAGTATCTAAATTTTCCAAATCAACAATATTTTTATAATATTTATCTATACGCAAATCTTCTAAAACTTCCCAATCACACATCACCCAAGGTTCTTCAAAAAATAATCTTTGTGAATTTCTCATATTTATTAATTCTTTATATTCCATCCAATTTTCATCAAGAAATTCATCCCAATCAATTTGATAACCTGGCGATGTTCTACTAATATAGGTTAGCTTAGAATTGGTTATATTTACCACTCTAATCATTTCATTTAAATCTCTTTGTTTTTTAATTTGTTGTTTAGGCTGTTCTAATATTTTTTCAACAATCTTTTTTTCTTCAACATCTTTATTTTTAGGTGGTCTGCCACGTTTTTTTTTAACAATATTTTCAGTCATAAAAAACACTCCTTTTATTCAAAAAAAAATAAATAAAAGAGAAGGAATTTGACTCCTTCTCAGTTAAGCAATTCTATATTGTCCATATAATTGATTTAATACAATACCAACGCCCCATCTTTCTCCAGCTAAAATATCAACAGTTCTGTCGGCATTATCAGTTGCTTGACCTTGTTCAAAAATTGCATCACCTTCAGTTACAAATTTAATAGGTTTGCTATCAGAAGTAACTATCCATAAGTCATTATCAGAAATTGCGAAAGTATAAGTTCCAGCAGTATGAGATTGTTTAATAGATAACATAGGAGTTCCATTAAACATGCCATAAAAACCTAATTGATTATATTTTTCTTTAGCACTATCAGAAACAACAGCAGTAGTAACTTTGCTTAATGCTTTTTTAGTACCAGTGATAATAGCATTTCCACCAGTAGAAGCTTCAACATGAGCGACTAAATCTAATAAATTAGCTTCAGCGAAAGTACCAGTTGTTTGGAAAGCAGAAGGCAATCCAGCTAATCCTTCATAGAAAGTTGTATAAATAGCATTCATGCGTTTGTCGGCAAAAGATTTCTTCATTTTCTCAACAAACTCAACAATATCAACTCTACCAGATAATAATCTATTTAATTCTTCATATGCTTCAATTGTACGAAGAGTAGTAGGAATTGATTCGTTCTTGCCTTTGTTGATTCTTTGTCTTAAAGTAGCACCTACACCCTCAGCAGTAGTGTTTACAGTAAATAATGTATTATCTTCAATATAGAAACTATTTTCATCACCTAAAGCAATATTACGAAAATCAACAAATTGTTCGAAAAAATCATTATCTTCAAAACCTTGAACATCATTCATTTCTAGAATAGTTTCAATAATTTCAAACAATTCTACATTTTTACGCATAGTTTTGTAATTTAATTTTTTACTTCCACCGTTTGCTTCAATCAAGGCATTTCTTAAAACCTGCATTTGTTCATCTCTATCAGCACTAGCAAACTCTGTGTTTACTTTGTTTTTACATATATCAACAGCTAATTTCACAATAGAATTTTTATCAGCCATTTTAATATCCTCCTTTATATATTATAATTATATTATTAACCTACTGAAACAACTTCAAGTCTTACCATAGGAGTTGCTCTAGTACCTAAAGTCCATCTTTTTACAATTTTAGCACCAAAAGAAACGCCGGCAGTTAAAGCAGCCGCTTCTGTTAATTTATTACCAGAAGCAGGAGTTTCAACAAAGTTACCTTCAACTACTTGGCCACCTGCTAATTCAGTAATTGACGCTTCACTAATAGAAAAAATATCACCAACCATAGGTTTCCTAACTCTAAATGGCTTATTAGCCACATTTTGATAGTCATCTAAACCTTTTGTGGTTTCTTCAGAAGCAACAACTTCTACACCATCAACCAAATAAACAGTATCAGTATTAGCAGAAATTGCAGAAGAAGTGTATAAATTTTCTTCTCCACTTACTAAATTTCCTAAAGTTACAATAAAACCATTTTCAATAGCAGTTGCTTGTTGTGCAGACCTTAAAAGACTTCCAACTTTAGTAGAAGCCATGTTTTCAGCAATAAAAATTCCATATGCCATAATTTATATTCCTCCTTATTATTTTTAAATTAAATTAAAAAAGATCACCATAAGGTGATAATTTGATATCTTTAACATTTTTGGCTATATTAATTTTAACTGTTTCTGCTTCCTGTTTTACTCTAGAAAACTGTAATTTGTTTTTAACAATATAGATACAAATATCAGCATCTAAATCTTCAATATTTTCATATTGGTCTATTTTATTAATAAATTCATTTTTGATTTCTTCAGACAAGTTTTGGTATTCATTATTTATATAATCAATTTTTTCTTGTCTTTGTTTTTCAAGCTGAATGTTAAATTCTTCTTGTTCTTTTTGAGATTTAAATTCTCTAAGTTTAACAACTTCTTCTTGAAGTAATTTAAAATTATTTTTCATTTCATCAAGAGCATCTTTTTGTTCTTGTGTTAAAAATTCTAAATACACTTTCACTTTTTCACCTAAAACTATTTCTTCATCTTCGCTAATAGAATAATTAAATTTATAATAATTATCCATATCATTTTCATCTTCAACAATAATATAACTATCATAAACTTTCATAATCCAATAATTCCATTCACGATAACCATCTTCATTTTTAGGATTTAAAATATCAAATAATTTTCCTCTTATATCATCATGAGATAACTCAAATTTAATTGGTTCAGACATTTTTTCCTTTTCACCTCCTTTTGTGGTGAAATTAGCAATCTTTTCATTTAATTCTTCAATTTTATTATGAAAATCATTAGTAAAACCTTCTGAAAATTGTCCAATTACACTTAATTTAGCACCCTTCATAGCTGGTTGAATATCATCTCCAAGAATAGTAATCCCTAGATAACGATATTTAGTAATATTGATAGTGCCATCTTCATTCGCTTCATAATCATCTACAGCAATTTCCATAGAAACTGATTTATTTGGATTATCTTTAAGGATTTCGTATCCACTATTAAGATATTCTCTCCAGAGATAACCCCTGCAAACTACATATTTTTTGTCATCTTCTTCAGAAATTGAATAGTTATTACTCTCTGGTACTAACCCTAAAGGTCTTTCAAGATATGTGACTTTTAGACCTTCTTCGCCAAAAGTAATTTCTACTTCATGACCTGCAAAATCTTTAGCATCAGAACCATCAATTTTTTTTATATAACCAAGTATAGGTTTATTTTTTAATGATTCTTTAGCATTTTCAATTGAATCATCTTCAAAAGTAGAATTATTAAAATTTAATCCATTATGCATAACCTTAATATCTACAGGTATCAAAGAATTATCAAAAGAAAAATTTGTGTTTACTTCAACAATTTCTACAGGTAGACTAAAATACTTCTTCTCCTTTTTCAAATTTAAATCACCGCCTTTAAAAAAAAGTAATTTAAAATAGGTAGTAGGAGTTACCCTACTAGGAGTTACCTATTTTAAAAATTTAATTTGTTAGTCAATAAAAAACTCTTTTTATCAAACTTACTAAAATCAAACTTATTTTCTTCAAATAAAAAAGTTGCTCCATTTTCATCCTCATTGAGCAACTTAAAACCTTTATTTAGTAATTCATTTTTTAATTGATTATCTATACAATAGATAAACATTTAATTATCACCACCTAAGAAACACATTGTAGTTGTTTTAATTCTTTATCTAAAATTTCTTCTAAATTAGAAAAATCCCAATAAGGGATTCTTAGAAGTGGTATATTATTTTGTTTACAGTAGTTATTTTTTATTTTATCCCGATATTGTTGTTCTTTAAATTTATTTTCTCCACCAAAATAATCAAAAGAATTAAAATGAAGTTCTCCGTCATATTCAATTAAACATTTTAAATTATTATTACTATCAAATATTGCAAAATCAAAGGGTAGTGGTTTTTTACATCTACAATCATCTAATCTAAATTGATGTTTATGTTTTATTTCGTTATTTTCTAAATAACTTTTAATAACTTTTTCACCTTTAGAAGAAATACAGAGTGGGCATCCACCACCATTTAAAATTACCGAAGGTCTAACAAGCCAAACATTTCCACAATTATTATGTTTTATTAATACTTTAGTATTATGATTTATGTATTTACCTAATACAGAATATTCATCTTGAAATATATTAAAAATTTGGTTTTCAAATTCTTCTTGTGTTTTTCTTGTCTTTTGAATAAATTTTTGCATGCTACATTTATTACAATAACTCGTTCTTTTAAAATTTGCGAAAGAACGTTCGAAAATTTCTCCACATGAACATTTAAACTTTAATTTGCCATGACTATCAATATATTCTTTGCTTAATAATTCACAATTTGTATTAGTTTCTACATAATTTCTAACACTTTCAATATCACAATAAACTTTACCACTACATTTATTACATTGTCTTTTACCAAATTTAAATTCAGAAAATGTAACTAAAAAATATTCCCCACATTTACATTTAATTCTCATTTTTGTTCTAGCATTAATATAACTACAATTAGCATCTAATTGACAATTATTACTTTCTATAAAGTCACGAACTTCTTGAAAAGTATATGTAATATAATTATTACATGTATTACAAACTCTTTTATTTTTAAATAAAAAACTAGAAAAATCTGTTGTAAATACTTCTCCGCAACCACATATAAAATCTAATTTTGTTAAATTATTTTGATAGTAATTACTTAATAGTTTACATTCGCTATTTTCTTCTACAAATTTTCTAACACTATTAATATCCCAGTTTGTTATACCACTACAAGAATTGCATTGCCTTTTATTTTTCTTTCTAAAATTATAAAAAGATGTTTCAAATAAATTACCACAAGAACATTTAAATAATAACTTATTATCTATATTAATATATTCTTTAGAAATAAGTTCACAATCACTATTTTCTTTAACAAATAATTCAACTTCTTTAAAGCTTAATTTTCGTGACATCAAACAACCTCCTATTTTTAAACATAAAAATAAGAGGTTAGAGGGGTGTCTCACGACATGCCATAACCTCAAAAGAAACTAATTATTAACTACCTTTTAAATTCTGTTGTTCGTCATTTGGTTTCCCTGGATTACCGTTTGTGGGGGAATTAGTATTATTGGATGTATGAGAACTTTGTAACGGAATAAATTTATCATGAAGTCCTAATATCTCATTTTCTAAAAAAGCCATACTATCAACAGATGATTGACTCATTCCAAGTGCAGTACATAAACGAATTTTGTTTGGTACTCCAAATTGGGCAGATTTTAATTCTCTTTCAACTACTTCTTTTTCATTTAAATATGTAGTATTAAGAAAATTAGCTTTAAATTTATATTTTAATTCTTTATATTTTAATCTTCTATTTAACCATCTTTCTAATTGACGTAAGAAATTAAACATAATTTGACTATCAGTTGCTATAGAAGCTTTCATAGATGCATCTGTCGAGCCTGCTTCATTAAATAATTGTTTTGTTGTTCCACTTGAAGTCCAAAAAGAATTGACAGCTTCTTCAACCACATTATTACCAACTTTATCATCTGATAATTTAAATAATGTCATATCTTTATATGGAGATAATAAAAAACCTACTTGCTCTGGTAGTTGTTGTGATATTTGATTACCAAAACGTATTGCATCATCAAGATTAAGTTTAAAATCATTAGCTAAATCTGATTTATCATTATATGGTAGGTTGCCAACAATAATAGCATAATTGTCCATTTCAGATGATGCTTTTTTTAGACTTTTGTAATCTTGTATGTCGTAAAGGTCACTCATTACACCACAAAATGGAGCAAATGGGAAAGGTACTGTTTCGTCAGGTTTGATACAAATAGAATTTTCTCCATCTAACTCACGCCATATATAATTATTTAAATCTTTACGTTTAATTGATTTATCTGCCTTTGCATCTTTATATTCTTGATACTTTTCCTTAAATTCAGAAGCATAATTATTTAATAAAGATGGGTCTCTATCAAAATAAGTAAAATTAAATGAAAAATTATAAGTGCCATCCTCTACCGATGTAATCTGACAAAAGTCTGGATCTATTTTTTGCAAAAAGAAAGAATCATTGGTTTCATAGATATAACCATAAAAAATTCCCTCCTTAAATGCTATTTCAGCAATTTTTTGAAATTCATGTTTAATATTCATATTGTCTAAACGATAAAGTGTTTTATAATAATCTCTTTTAAATTCTTCTCTATCTAATTTTTCATAATTTAATCTATAAGGTTCTATATAATAATCATATTTCAACATTTGAGCATAATATTGACACAATCTTTTATAATGAGGACTTAAAATATATAAAAACACTGATAGATTTCTCAGTGTTTTTTCATTTTTCTGTGGATTTTGTAATGCTTCTATTACTTTTTCTTTAGGGAAATTATTAAATAAAACATTTGTTGATTTAGTAATTTGTAAATCATTAAATACCATTCTTGCTAATTTGGCAAAATCTATTTTATAATAGTCTTTAATTAAATCTTTAGTATTATTTTCTACCAAATTGACACCTCCTTAACTTCTTAATGATGGCTTTTTGAATGTTGAGAAGAGTTCTGAAATATTAATTACATTTTCTTTCTTTTGTATTTTATTTTTATTTTCTTGTAAATAAATCCAATATAACCCATATTCTAAAGCAGAAAATTTATCTTTTGGTACTGACCTACTAATTTGATTTACTTTTGTTTCATTTCCTGATTGTTTATATTGTAAATTCATTATCTCATCGCATAACAAGTCCGTACTGATAAAGGGTTTTACTTCATCAATATATTTATCGGTATTCATACCTTTTTTAGACATTACTTCGGTTTTAATAGAAGATTCACTTTTTAATAATTTAATTTTTTGATTTGAAATATTATTAATAAAAACATTATGAATATCGCTATTTTTATGTTCTTTACTATGAGCAACAATGTTATAAATCATAGGAATAGAATCTGCAGTTCTATACTTATTAAATCTATCATCATTAACTACTTCATAAATTGGATTTTCATCTATGTCAGTTACAAGAAAATCCACTAAGCCTTTTCCTAAACCATTAGCATCAATTATTAATATTCTTGCCCTATAATTGTTAACCATTTTTTTAACAAACAATGCTTGTTCTAAAAAATGAGTACCCTCAAATCCAAATATATTTACTAAGGATTTAGAATACTCACCATTATTTTTTTCTTTTATTTTAATTACCGCCAAAGAGGATTGAGCATTTGCAGAACCTTCGGCACGTGCAACGTCATAAGATAATATATATTCAGCATTTTTATCTTCTGCTTTTAACTCAGGTTTAGTTAATATTCTACATTTATTTAAATCTTCTAATTGAACTAATGAATCTGTATTACTCCCCGTCCAAATACTTTCATATTCTCTTTGAAATGCTAAAGGACTAAAAGTAGGAGACTCTTTTTGTTCATTTACAAAGTCAATATCTAATTGATTATGCATACATGGCAATTCAAAACCATTACCTAATACAAAAGCAGATTTTCCATTGACCATATCATTCAATACTTCTATCATTTTCTTATAAGCAAAAGACTGTTTTGTACCAGCAGTAGTACAATACCACTCTTGTTTATGTATTTCCTCAGAATCAACACCTTGACACATTGCAATTCTATTGTTAGCCATAAGTGGTATTACAACTGAATGTAACAATTCAGGGTCTAGTTTTTCATCAACGATTTCTTCAATACAACCCCCATGCCTACGACCACCACGTTCTGCATCCCTAGCTTGAACAACATCAAATCTACTGCCATTATGAAAAATTAATTTAGTATAATCTTTTGCAAAAGAAAAATATCTAATTTCGCCTTTTAAAATAGGATAATACTCCCAAATATCACTAATATTATCTTGTGATATTTTAGAAGCTTGTTGTTTTCCTGGGGCACAAATAAACTCTTTAATGCCAGGATAAAAAATGCATTTTAAATATTTACCTAAAATTTGAGTAAAAGATTTTGTACTACCACGTGTGGCTGTTAAAAATACCTTCTTATGCCTCATAAATGTTCTTAAATATAACCTTTGATAAGGATATAAATCAATTTTACAATTAGGTGGTTTTATAAAATCTAAAAAATAATCAGGATACCATTTCCATAATTCACAATACTTACGCCATTCATCTTTAATTTCTTCAAAACTACGTTTTTGAAAATCAGTTTTATAGAAATCTGTAACCTGTTTTACAGTGTTAGTGCTTTTTTCTTCCTCACGTTGATAATTGATATAATTACTCAAATCTTTCACCTTCCAAATCGGAAACCTTTGGTGTGTCGGAAGGTGGTTCTACCATTGGCTGTTGACCAATTAATTTTTTAGTATAATTCAACACATACATTATTGTTGAATCAATGATATCTTGTGGTGTTTTGTATTTTTTAGGTGGAATATAACCATCTTTCTCAACTTCTTCAAAAATATGACTAAAAGATCTCATTCCCGTTGCTTCATCTCCACCAACTTTATCTATTGGTCTTAATCCAGATGATTGGAGTAATTTTTGATATTGGTCATGTAATTTAGCGAAAGAAGTCATATCATTTTCTTCTAGAAATTTATCTAATTTTAATTGCATTTTACAAAGCATCATAAGTGCCTTAATATGTTGTGGAGTTACAATAGAATGTGTCATTTTCATATCTTTATAAAATTTTTCTAAATCTAAATATTGTTTAGGAGTATAACCATTACCCCATACTTCTGCTAATTCTTTTAGTTTTTCTTGTGGTAAATCAACTGATGAAGTAAAGTTACACTCTGTATCTTTAGAAACGACTTTATCTCTATCATAAAAACCAAGCAACACATCATTTAAACTTATATCCGTACTTTCTCCATTAAAAACACCAAGAGAATTTATATTTTTCATATATGTTTTAAATATTTTTGCATAACCACTAATATGACCTTGATTTCTTAAAGCACCTTCAAGTTGAATATCAGAGTAAGGAATATTATATATCCTACAAGTAACATAAACTGCTTTTCTTTCATCTTTAAAATCATTTAAATATCTTTCATATGTCTCATATATACAATCTTTACAAAAAGGTACAAAACCAAGATGATTATAAATCCTTGCACCAGATTTATAACAAGTTTTATCAGTTATTTTTTTTCCACAGGTAGGACATATTGAATCCATTACTCTCACCACCTTTTATTCTATAAAATAAAAATAGAGTAGGGGAGGGATACCTACTCTTCAATAAAATATTAAGTATTATTATTATATTAATATTAGTTCAAAATAAAATTATTACTTTGTATTCTACCTTTGTCTTTTTCAAAAATATGTAACTTTGCTGAACTTTTACTTCCAACCATTAAACTATCACTATATGGACAACTACCAACAATAGAAGGAGTGATTAATATTTCCATGTTGTTAGTCTCACCTTCATATACAGTCTGTTCTAATGTAGAATGGAAGTGTCCTAAAATTACATAATCATAAAATTTTCTATTACGCATACTAATTTTTTCTAGAATAGTTTTAATATTTTTAACTTCATCACCATGCATAGAAATTATATTATATCCCTGTAATTCAAACTCAATAAAATCTTTTTTAGGTATATGCACAATTATTCTTTCGTTTTCTTTTAAATAATCATGAATATAATTAACTATTAAGTATTCCAAGTTTTCACCAGTTTGATTTCTCTTTTCATCAAACAATCTAATATCAGCATGATTGGCATTAGGCACATGATAATATTCTATATTTACATGTTTAGATAATTCATTTAAAAAATCTCCCATAAACCTAGAAAAAGATATTACACTCTCAAGTAATCCTAATTGATTTTTCTTTAAATCACTAATGCGTATAATTCCTTGAATAGAGTCTCCATTGTTAGAGATATATAATTTATTTATTTTTTCTTTATTTACAAATTTAATTAATTCACCTAGTAAAATTTCAAATCTTTCTTTAACAATATCAACACTGTATTCATTATTCTGACTTGTAAAGAAACTAGAATAATGAATATCGCTTATACAAAGTAAATAGTCTCTATTTTTATCTTGAGTAATAAGTGGATTAAATTCAACTTTGTCAACTTTAGGAATTATTCTTAATACTTCTTCTAAAATTAATTCACGTCTTGAGTTATCTCTAATTAATTTATTTAAATCATTACGCAAAGTAGAAAGTTTAACTTTTTCTTTTTGCAATTCTATTTTTTTATTTTCTAATTTTAGAAATATTTCATCTTCAGTTAAATTTTCAAATCCTTCTTTTTTAAGTTGCTCAATAGTTTCTTTGACACCATAAAGTCTTTTTCTGGACTCCGTAGAAGACATTACTGTGTTAAACAATAATTCATATATTTCAGTATGATCTAAGTCATAGTTTTGTTTATTATTTATTAATCTATCAGCGTAATCAATAAAACATTCATTAGGTAATCTGTTTAAATTCAATCTATCACCAACTTACATTAATTCATTGTTTAATGTAATATTTATTTTTACATTACAACCATTAAATCTTGCAAGCAAATCCTTTAAATCTTTTTCACCTATGTCTTCAATTTCTAAACTTAAATTTTCAAGATTTAAAATACCTTCAGCAGAAAGAGTGTGTTTTTCATTTAGTTTTGAACGTGACATTTTATCCTTTCATCTCCTTTAATTCCAATTAAGTATTATTTTTATATTAAACTGCTAATTTTAAATTTTCTTCTAATATTTTTTCTATATTATCAAGTTCCCAATAAGGTATTCTAATAAGTAATATATTATTTACTTTACAATAGTCTGTTTTTATTTTGTCATATTTTTGTGTTCTCTTAAAACTACCTCTACCACCAAACGCTTTTACTTCTTCAAAATGTTGTCTACCATCAAATTCAATTAAACATTTTAACATATTTTTATTATCAAATATTGCAAAATCAAAAGGTAGTGGTTTTTTATATCTACAATCATCTAATCTATACTGTTGTTCATGTGATATATTATTATTATCTAGATATTTTTTAATTTTATCTTCCCCACGTGAATAATAGCAATTTGGACATCTATGTCCAGCGTTTAAAAAACTATTTGGTTCTACTTCCCATTCGTGATCACAGGCGTTATGCCTTATTAAAATTTTAGTATGTGTATTTTTATATCTTCCTAACACAGTATATTCATTTTTAACAATTTTAAATACTTCATTTTCAAATCGTTCTTGTGTTTTTGTATATAGTTTTTTTTTATTTTCATTAACACATTCAGAGCAAATTAATTGATTTTTTTTGACACTATACAAAGTGGCATACTGAATACCTATTTCTTTATGTTTATTACATATATAAGGCATTTTTGTAGTTAAATTTTTATATTCTGTTGCTAATAATTTAAAATTTTTTTTATCGAAATAATATTCAGCATCTTCTAAAGTAAATTTAGCATTACCCATACAAAAAGGACATCTTTGGTTTAAGAATTTCATATTATTAAATCTCATATAAAAAATGTGGTTTTTATCACATTTAAATTTTAATTTATCTGCACTTGAATTGAAATCCGTAGATAATAATTTATAATTCTTTCTATTATTTTTTAACCATAGTTTTATATTTTCTAAAGCAAAATGATTTTTAGGAGTAAAAGGTCGTAAAATACCATTATTTTTTTTAATATCTTTTAAATCTGATTTTTTATAATAATATTTATAACCACTATCATCAATTAACTCAATTTTTTCACTCCATTTTTCAACTTTTTTATCGATTACTTTTATACGAAAAATATCATAAAATTCATTTTCAATACTTCTTTTTATTTCTTCTGTTTTATTAGTCAATTTAAAATTCCTCCTATCCATTTATTAAAATAAGATAGGAATTAGACGAACATTCTAACCCTTAAATGTGCTAATACGAAAAACAGTCGTATGCACAAAATTATTTTTTAAATTCAGTTGCAAAAAACTCTACTATTTCATCTCTACCATTGGTTTGTAATTCTAAATTTGTAAACCAACTTTGCCCAGTACATTTTTCTATTAATTTTTTCAACCCATTATTATTTTTATACTTTTGATGACTAGTTTGATTATAATCACCAACAAAAACAACCTTAGAACCACTACTTTTTCTAGTAGCTACTAATTCAATCTGTTCAGGAAAAGCATCTTCACATTCATCAAATATAATAAAACAATTCTTTAAATCTCTACCTTTAAGTAAAGATAATGTTTCAATTTCTATTTTGTTTTCATATAAATTTTCCATAAACTCAAATTTCTTTCCAGGAAGATTATCATAAAAACAACCTGCCCAACCATTTATTAACTTTTCATTTTTATCACCTGGTAGTAAGCCTATAGTTTCACCAGACTCAACAGCATGACGAATTAATACTATCTTTTCATACTTACTATTTTGATTATTGAGTAATTCTAAACCAACAGAAACAGCAGTTTTTGTTTTACCTGTTCCTGATAAACCCGTTAAGGAAACTATTTTAATATCATCATCAAATAAAGCATCATAAGCACAATATTGAATATCATCTAATGGCTTTTCTATATATGTATCTTTATATTTAAGTCTTTGTATTTTCTTTAAATCACCATTTTTGTATTTTAGTTTTTCTATTGATTTACCATCTTCAGTAAAGAGAATTATATATTCATTTTCTATAAAGTTATTTACAGGCAAATTCTTGTTTTCGTAAAAATCAGCAATTTGTTCTTCTGTTAAAATTAATTTACGCCATCCTTTAAAATGTTCTGTCTTATTCTCAACCCATGCAAAAGCAGGAATATTAAGTGATTTAGCTTTGGTACGTACATTTAAATCATTACTATATAAAATACAATCATTATCTCTAGCGAAACAAACAATTTGATTGTCAATCTTATCTGTAATCCAATCTTCAGGCATAATATATTTTTGTTTAGTTATGTATTGTATATCTTCACGTTTTTCTAATTTTCGGATTACACATCTAGCGTTATATCCTAAAGAACCTTCTTTTGATTTTTGGTTATCTAATTCTTCAATTACTCCAATGGGAAGGATAATATTATTAAAATTTTCTAATATATTTCCTTGTGTTTGGAGCAGGGTGTTGGTATCAAAAGTCACTCTGTCTACCGTATTCAGAGTAGTAACCCCCTTAGTAATAAGTATTATTTTTATATTAATAAGGTTTTTAAAAAATTATTTCACGCCTTACATACTATATGTTGAAAATGACACGATTCCGAACGGTTTTTCGTCACTTTTTATAATAACTCACACTTTCTACAATAATTATAATATCCATCACCTTTATTGTCTGATCTTTTTCTAAAATATCTTTCATTTGCAATTTTAATTTCTTCACATTTACTACATTTTTTATATTTTCCTTTAACTAAATCCATATAATATATTTCATTTTCATACCATTCAATGTATTTTTCACTTATGTTTTTACATATTTTATTTATAATTCTTTCAACATTTTTTTCTGTTAAACCAGTTCTTTTAGCACATTCAGCAATAGTCATAATATTATCTGTAAATTGCTTTCTTCTATCACATCTTTTTTTTATTTCTTCATCAAAAATAATTTCTATATTTAATCCTAATCTATATTGCTTAATAACTTTATTATCATTTTCTGTTAATTCCAATTGAGAGATAATTCTGTTCATTGTTCGTAAAACATTATCAAATCCAGCAGAATATCCACGCAAACACATTCCCCTAAATACAGCTTTTACATCATCAACATTAAAGAAATCAATCATATTAGATGTTTTAGTAGGTTTTTCAAAGCTTCTTAAAGGATTGTGTGCATAAAACAATCTTGATAATTCTTTATAAATTGCAATAATATCTTTATCAATTTCTGATGAATTATTTTTATTATAGCCAATTCCGTTTTTTAAGAAGTCAATATATTCTTGATAAGTAATTGTTTTATAATTATTCTCAAACTGATTAGTTTCCTTATTGTATTTAAGTGGTTGTTTTGGATTTATTATTTCATTAAAATTATTCCCCCTATAATCATGATTAACATTAATGTATTTATTCCAAATTTTATTTACTAATTTTAATCTAGATTTATTGTTTTTTTCTTTTAATTTATTTATTATTCTTTTATATTGTTGATTTTTCTTTTCATATTCATCTATAATTTTTCTAACCATAATATTATATTGAATATATTGCTCTATTTCAGGAAAACGCTCAACATCTTTTTTAAAATCTTTTATTTTATATTTGGCGTGATTATTATCATCATATCTTCTTTTAATAAATCTTTCCTTACTAGCAATAGACTTCATATATTTTTCTAAACTTATTTCATCGCTTGAATTTAAACATCTAAGATTGCTTTCTTGAGTGTATGGGGCAAAAGGGTCTTTATCAACACAAAACAAAATATATTCACTTAATTGGTCATAAATTTTACAAATATTATCATAAGAAACTCTATTATGATATTTACTTAAATTGCTAAATTTATATTTTTCATACATGCGAAGTAAATCTTGTCCGTATAATTTTTCAATTTCTTTTAATCTTTGTATTCTATTTTCATAGTTTAAATCATAGTTTAACTTTTTTTTAATTTTGCTAATAATATTATCAGTATGACTATTACTTATTTTAATTACCTCCTTGATATAATAATTCATAAAACAAATATCCGTCTTCATCATGAACAGGATAACCATTTCTTTGACACTGGTATAAATAATATTCTAATAAATTTTCTTCTGCTAATTCTTTTAGTTTTTCTTGTGAATTTTCATAAAAATAATCATCTTCTTCATGTTTATCATCTATTTCAGCTAATGCACTATCTAGATTATCTATCCAAAATCCATACAAAGGTATTTGTTTGTTCTTAAATAAATAATCTTCTAACAACTTTTCAATCTTATTTTCTTTAGTATAAGGAATACGTATAAGTCTAATATTATTTTTTAAACAATAATTTGTCTTTATATCATCCCTAACTTGAGAACGGAATAATTTATCTTCACCACCAAAATAATCAACAGATTCAAAATGTTGTTTGCCATCAAACTCAATAAGACATTTTAAAGAATTATTATTATTAAAAACTGCAAAATCAAATTTTAAAGGTTTTCTTAATTTGCAATCAGGAAAAGAATATTCTCTTTCAAATTTAAAATTATTTTTAATTAAATATTTATTTATTCTCTCTTCACCTTTGCTCACTTTAATAATCCATCTCCTTTACTGGAACAACATTTATAAAATATCTTTCAACACATTTGACACAAACATAATTATCCGTATCAACTTCAACATATATTAATTGAGCATTTGTTAATTCTCTACCACAGCAGGTACATTCTTCTGATATATATTTGCTCATTTCAGATGTTAATCACTCCTATAAATTAAGTATTATTATTATATTAATAAATTAAAAATTTAAATATTCATTCAATGCTTTTTGTTCAGAAATCTTTAACTCACCATTTTCACTTTTTTCTTTTAATTCATCTAAAAGATATTTTGTGTACCATGAAGGAGCAATCCAACTATTAATATAATTTTTTGCACTATCAAATTCTTCTAATGAAATATCTTTATAAGAACTTACTTTAAAATAAGATTTTAAATCATTTGTTAATTTTCCAACATATCTACTATAAAATAATGTATATTCTGGTGACTTCATACCGCCAACTAATTTCATAATTCTTGATTTTCTCAACTGAGTTAACTCGCCTTCCTGATGTCTATCAATAGTAGTTTGTTTTAATTTTTCTTTTACACCCTCAACATCAGTTTTAACTTGAGTAATATCTTCACTAAATTCTTGTTTAAATTGTTCTTTTTGAGATAATATTTCTTGAGATATTTGCTCTCTGATTTCATCAGCTATTACAAAAGATAAATCATGTAGAACTTCAACCATTGTTTTTTGTCCATTTTGTAAATTACTCATTACACCAGCAAGTTTACCTGTAATACCTTCTAATTTATTTACTCTAACTTCTAATTGATTATTCATTAATATCTACCTCCACATATTTTATATTCTCTATTATTTGTCCATTAACCCCCAAAACATCATCATATTTAACTTCATTTAAAATATTTCTTGCCCATTTATATACTCCATAAATACTACGAACATATTCCTTTCTTGTTGCATCTGGAATATCATTGAATGTTTCTGCAAGATAATCATATTTAGACATTTCTTTTATAAAGTTAATCATTTTTAAAGTTAATTCACTAGTAGAAGTAACTAGTTCAAAATTTGTACTATTACCCATAAATTTAGAAACTTTTTTTTGCTCTTCTTGTAAGTCATTTAGAGATTTAATATATTTATTATAATATTCATCTTTTTCTTGCTTAATTTTATTTAATTGTGAATTTAAATTATTAATGGAATTATAATCAGTTTTATCAACTACTTTAGGTGGTTTGTTTTTTTCTAATTGTAACTTCTGAGATAATTCATTATATTGTTTTTGTAATAATTGATTTGATATTTCTAATTGTTCTTTTTGTTGTTTTAAAGTTTGGTATGCTTTATTAATAGATAATTTTCCTTCATCTAGTTGTTTAATTAATTCTTCATCAGCGTTTTCGGAAATAAATTTGGCTTTGCGTAAAGTATCTCTACTACCAAACCCACTTTTATCTGCAACTATTGTATCTGAACGACCACCCTCGTCAGATTTCTGACCAAGGTTCATTCTTTCTTTAGCTTTAATCTTTTCAACTTCTTCAAGTTTACGAGCATATTCAATTCTTTCACTAAAAGTAAAATCTTTTCTATTCTCATTCTCAGATATTTCTAATTTAAGTTGATGTTCATAATCTTTTACAGTCATAACTCTAACTTCAATTTGTTTAAATCCTAAATGTTTACATGCTCTTAATCTGCGTTCTCCTGCTATAAGTTCATATTCTGGTGTTACTACAGGAGGATTAATTAATCCATTTTCTTTAATATCATTTGCCAATTCTTCAATATTACCAAAATCTTTTCTAATTCTATCTTTTACTTTTACTTGTTCAATTGATATAAGCAATCAAATACATCTCCTTAATAAGTATTATTTTTATATTATAAATCTTAAAAAACAACTCCCACAAACCGCATAAATACTAGTCACTTCCCAAATGGTAAAGTTACACTTCCAAAATGGTAGGGTAACCCTGCAAATTTGGAAGTAATAATATATTTATATATATTTAAAACTATAACTTAAAACTATATATTACCGATTTTTGCAAATCGGTATGTAATTGTTTCTTTCTCTTTTAGCAAAACCATCATCATCTGTATAATATTTTCCTTTTTTTATTTTAACTATTTTATTTTGTTCAAATATGTTATTTAGTATAGTTATGTATTCAGGTCTAATACCAATATCATTACTTATATTTGCAAAAGAAGGGTATGCTTTACCTTCTTTATAGTTATAACATTTTTCATAATAATAAAATAATCTTAATGCTTGTTCTTGCAAATTTAATACTTTATTATCAATATTAATATTATTAGTACAATTTTTTATTTTATTAATTGTATCAGTATCAACGGTAACATATAATTCTTTTTTAACTTTATTATCTATCTTACGCAAAGTTATATTTAAAGTATTATGTATTGGTATATTTTCAAAATCATAACTAAGATAATCATTTTGTTTTAGTATAAATAAATATTTTTTTAATCTTCTATTGTTTGACCAGTTTAAATTTTTCAATAATTTTTTAGCATATATGTTTACATTTTCATTTTTACAAACCATTTTCAAATGAATATATAAATACATTACTTCTGATTTATATTTTTGTTTATTAATAATTAATTCAAATGGAACTTGTATTAACTTCACACTATAATAATTCACCTCCAACCTATAATTAATTGTACCACAATTTTCTTGATATGTCAAGTATTATTGTTATATTAACTACGCTTACGCTACGTTGTAAGTCACTACGTTCCCTATTCAATTAAAAGAAGTTACCCAATAGAGTAACCCCTAAATTACACCTATACTTTCAATTACATTAGTGTGTGTTAATGCCTTATCAATATCATGTATATAATCTATAGTTGTTTTAATATTCTCATGACCTAATAACTTTTGTATAGTTTCAATTGATATATTTTTTGATCTCAATATACTTGCATAAGTATGTCTAATAATATGTGGAGATATTTTATTTTTAACTATACCAGCTTTAGCACAATATTTTTGTAACATTTTATATATATTATCTGCTGAAAAAGTAAAGTATCTTTGACTAGGATTTGTTTCAACTGTATCAAGCAATTCCTTTATTTCTTTATTAAGTGGTATTAATCTAATTTTTCTTCCTTTACCATTTGCTCTAAGCCACAATTTATTATTTTCAGTAAATATATCATTTGGAGTGAGATTAATAACTTCACTTCTGCGTATACCAGTGTTAAATAGTAATTTAAATAATACATAATCTCTATTTACTGTTATTACATTAAATAATTGCTCACGTTCTTCAGCAGAGAATATTTCAATTATTTTCTCTTCTGTACTAGATTGAGTTTTTGCAATACGTCTAGTTCTTTTAGAATTAAAAGGATTTCTAACTTTAATATCACAAGAATCTCCAAGATCATTCACATAATCAATAAGGGAAGAGAGAGTGCTAAGTTTTCTATTTATAGTTTTCTTAGAACTGGTACTAATTTTATTAATATAATTTTGTACTTGAGTAGTGCTGATGTTTTGTACCATTTTTAAGTTTACTTGACTAGGTGAAGATACTGCAAAAAATTCCTTTATTGGTTGAGCATAAACACGTCTGGTATCTTTAGATTCATATTGACTTAACCATGAGTCAACAAAGTTTCCTTTGAGGGTTAATAAGTCTTGATTTAGATATTCAACATTATTTGTTGCTGTTGATGTATTCATATATTTATTCCTCCTTAGTGGATTTGTTTTCTTGTTAATATTCTATGCGTATTAATTTTATATTATTCGTGAAAATATGTCAAGTTTGATAAATACTTGACAATATAAAAATAATATGTTATAATAAAGTGTTAGTAATATTATAACAGTAGGAGGGGATATTATAAAGCAAGATTTATTAGAATTATCTAAGTTGAAAATACCAATATTAATAGATAAAGATAATATTTATTATTATCCCATATCTTATGTTTCTGAAAAAATTCTATTAAGAAAAGGATCATTATTAAATAATAAAGAGAGGAGGAAAAAGTTTAAAGAATATTTACAATTTCAATATATAGATTATGGATGGGATACTGGTGGACTTCATGAAACATTGTGTATATCTGAAGAAGGATTAAAATTATTATTACAAGATTTAAAACTTGGTAGAATGGATAAAAAACAAAAAGAAAATTTAAATTTGTTATTAGAACATTTAAGATTACCTTTAGTTGATACTAAAGAAAGATTTAAAAATAATATTACTAACAAAGAATTAAAACAACATAATAAGTTTGTCCAGCATAGTATAAATGAAGTATTACAAAAAGAACAACTAGTTACATATCAAAAATGTACTAAATGCAATAAATATTATCCGCATACAAAAGACTTCTTCTCATCTAGTGTTTATATGAAGAATAATGTAGGAACTATATGTAAAAAATGTAATAGTGGTAATAACATTAGTATAGAAGATAAAAATTTAGATTACATTTATAAAAAATACGGAGAAAAAGCGTATTTTGATTGTCTTTCTGATAATATAAAAATAATACTTAATTATTATCAAAGAACAAAAGATAAAAAATTTTTAAAATATATTGAAAGCAAGGAAAACTATATAAAAATAATTAAATTATTATATCAAGAAGGTAAAATTACCAAAGACAATCTAACACAAGATTATTTGAAAAATGAAATTGGAATTTATAATATTAATAATTATATAAATATTGAAGAAATTTACCAATGTTTATTTGGCAATCATCATAGGGAATACCCCTGGCATTATAAAAATTATATGTTTAATAATATGACATTTGATGAAGCTAAAATTATATTTAATAATTATTTAAAAGAAAATAATATTATAATAAATGATATTTTTAATTTTGATTATTCCGATGTGTGTTATAAATGTAGATTAAAGACTAAAATCCTAAAAGATATTTTATCTTTTGTTGTAAAATATTATGATTATAAATATCCTGGATATAAATTTAATATTAAATCTGTAAACTATTGGGATAATAAAGAAAACAGAATTAGAGATTTAAAATATTTGATTGAGAAAGATTTTAAAATACCAATAGAAAAAATACCTTTATATTTAACTTTAACATCTATAAGGAATATTGGTACTAACACTTTATATAATGTACTTAAAAAATATTATAAGTCATTGTTTGATTGGGTAAATGAATGTTATCCTAATAGATTTATTCCTACAGATTTTAATATTAACTATTCTAGAAAAGAATTTGATAGTATGGAAGAACAACAAATAGATGATTTACTAAATCATAGATTTAAAAGTGTTTATTATAACCATAGAGAAAATAATGAAGCAATTAAAATCAACGGAATGATACCAGATTGGATTGTGTTTACAGATAATCATTGTTGGTTGATAGAATACTTTGGATTATATGTGTTCGATAAAGATAGTAGGAGAGTAAAAGATTATGTTGAAAAGACTAAAGATAAGATTAAGAAGTACCGTAAATTAAGGAATTATAAATATTTGTTCTTATTTCCTAATGATTTAAAAAATAATTTTAAATACCTCGCCAAGAAGTTCGACAGGATACATTAATTTGTATCCTGTTTTATTTTTGCCTATATAGACTTATTTATTGAAAATATATTCGGAATGTGCATGGTTTACTTTAAATTAAGGGTTCGTTTGGTTGAAAAATTATGGCGTATGCCTAGATGTACAATACCCTTTTTTGGCATTTAATTTTACCTGTAAAATTTATTCTATCCCCCATATATGATCTAAATATAATAATACTACCTAAAAAGCCTTATATTATAAGGCTTTAAAGCCTATTGAAAATAAACATTTTCAAGAATTTATTTATATGTAAAGTATTTTTAAGCCAGGATCAACTAAATCCTGGCTATTTTTTATACATAAAAGAATAACTTTATGTATAAACTAATATGTTAAGGAAATATACTTGACTGTATATATACTCTATATACAGTATATACAGTCGCTAAGTAACAAGCGGATTTTTGGAGAAGACTTCTATTAGATATTTAGATAAATGTCTAAATATTATTAGTATAAACACAAATTAATACTTGACATTTTACTATATTATATGATATAATAAACTGTATATAGGTATTATTATATATCTAATAATTCAAATTTTTGCAAATAAAAAAAGCAGGTGTTAGCCTGCTTTATATTCCTTTAATTCATATTCATTTAACTCTTTATTGCTTAATTCTCTATCATAGCCAACTATACCAAACTTACCTATGTTATTATTTACTTCTTTAAAATCCTTTGGTTGACATCCTGGTGAGCATCCTCTCAGTGTGTATTCATACCAATATAAATTATTTTTAACCTTATATTTATTATATATTTTTTCTGCCTTATATTCTTTTATAAATTGTTTCATTAATTCCATTTCTTTTAGTTGCTGTTTTAATAATTCATTTTCTTTTTTGAGATCATTATTCTCTACAGTTTGCCAGCAGTCCATAGCATCAGTTCCATCTTCTATTACTATTTCATTACCTTTTATAACTTCTAATTCTAAATTATACATATTACCTTTTAAAGTTTCTGCATAAGCAGTTGTTATTAATTGCTTCAAACTATTTACTTTTTTAATCTCTTTAAAACCTTCTGCATCATCATTTAATACTGCTATTTGATAGTTTATATTAATGTCTTCATTATTCCAGTGCGTGAGACCGTCAAAGCTGTTATAAGTCATCCTTTGATATAGTTTGCCTTCTTTACTGCTTAAAGTTAATTGTTTATTCATTATTATATTTCCTCCTTAACCTGTATTAGTTCGGGACTAAAGTCGCACTGCATACAATAATTAAAAGCATCTTCAAACGAATTAAAGTTTCTATTACCTACTAAAAAATTTAAATTCATACTTAATGACCACCTTTATAATATATTTGTTACTACTTATTATATATCAATAATACCTAAAATGCAATAGTTAAATTAAAAATAATACACAATATACCTATGCAGGGTATATAAATACCTACCTATGGTATCCTTAAACCTTTATAATTAATCTATACTAGCAGTAAAATCACACCAATATCACCATAAAGGCAATAAAATTCTAATTGCTTATATCAAATTTAAATAAGGGAACATTTGTTCTAAATATAAAATAAGAGTAAAAATATTTATATAAAAAGTAAAATAATACTTGCAATTGTATCTGTATATGCTATAATAAGAAGAAAGTAGATAGAGGAGGTTTTTAGAATGTTAATGAATAAAGAATTAATACTTAATGATGCTATTGATGTTAGTTACAAATTGCACTGGAAAGAAGCCAAAACCTTTTTACAAAAAATAGATTATCTATTAGAAAATAATTGTTTAACAAGTGCAATTAAATTAATAGAAAAAACAGACAAAGGAGGTTGTTAGAATGACAAAACAAAGAGAAAAATTAGAGGATAATTATCAAGATTTAGCATCATTAATAGAAAACAATAGTTACTTTTATGAACTAGTAGAAGAAGCATACCCAAGATTAGTAATACAGCACATAGACACTAAAGAAAAATTTGAAATAACTATAAAGAAAATAAAGGACTGAAAAGTCTTTTTTCTTTTACTCTAAAGGGTAAAATATAGATTTTATTATATAATAATTTGCATAAAATATATAATAATAGTTGACAATAGTTATAAATACCTTTATAATAAGTTTTAAAGGAGGTTTTAAAAATGACTAAGTACAACATAAGAATTTTAAAATATTCAACTAATACATGGATAACCGATGCAAAAGGAATTATAGAAGCTTTAAAAGACATTATAAACGGATCGAATGATTATAGTTATAATAAATCAATGGCAGAACATACTTTAAATTTAATTAATTAAAAGGAGATGTTTTAAATGTATATTTATTATTTTAGCAATAACTCAATTGCAAGTATTGGAGATTTGTCTGCTCCATCTTTTACAAAAATGGTCAAAAATCCTAACAGGTACAACAAAGACAACTGTAGATTCGTGCACATATATAAAAGAGATGTTTACGATCAAGAAAAATATATTTGCACTCAATCTTTAAGTTAATAAATTAATAAGGAGATAAAGCACATGACTTATAAAGTTACAAAAATTAATGACTACACATACGAAATAGAAAAAAGTATTGACGGGGATTTTGAAACATTGGAAGATGCTAGAGATTATATAGAAAGTATTATTAGCTAGTATTAATTTACTAGCTTTATTTTTTTTACCTATTTTTAAATGATACCTAAACTCCAATATTTCCCTTGTATTACCACCAATCACTAACAAATATAAATATACACACTAAAATAATACAACTGCTTAAAACTAATTTAAATAGTAAAATATATAATAATAGTTGCAATTACCGCAAAACTATGATATATTAATTATAGTTAATAAATTAATAAGGAGGTTATAAAAATGTTAAAAGGTAAAATTAATTTAAAAGAGTGTAGTTATAATTTAATTTTAAAAATAGCAGTAGAAAGAAATAACAGAACATTTTCAACTGCTCCAGAATATCATTATAAAGAAGAACATATAGAAGAAGCTATAAAAGAAAATATAAAACATAACCTAAATTATGATACTAAAACAGGTAAAATATTTTATGGATCAGATTTAAGAGGTTATCCTTCTAATAAAAAAGATATAGAAAAATATGAAACTATAGAAGAGGTTATAAAATGGCAGTTTTTAAATTGGATTATGAATAGTGCTAACAGAATAAAAAATGGATATAAAGCAGTTAGTTAACCTAGTTTATACTAGGTTTTTCTTTTTTTTATTAACTTGTAAGTAATTCTTATAAGTTCAACTTAAAACTAATTTAAATAGTAAAATATATAATAATAGTTGCAATTTGTTTTTGTATATGTTAGAATTAATTATAAAATATTTTAAAAGGAGGTTTTAACAATGACTAAAAACTTGCAGGAACTTTACAATATTAAAACTCAAATTATGGCTTGTAAAAATTTTGACGTGTCGGAACTATTAGAACAAATTAATAATAAAATAGAGGAGGTCAAAAAGAATGGATAACATTAAAAAGAAAGTGGAACGGATGCAAAAAACGTCAGACAATTTAGAAAAATATGCTACTTTTAAAAATAACTATAAAGATTTAAAAATACAAGACATGGATAAATTTTTTAGAGAAGTGACTAGTTTAATAATTGATCTAAATAATTTACACGAATATATAAAAAAGGCTAGGGGGAAACCTAGTCTTTTTACTTGCCTTTAAATAGTGTTTATTTCCTTTGTAGTGTGTTTTAATTACTTATATATAGTTTTACCTATACTAATATATTGAATCAATCCTAGGGCAAATAAGCAGTATAAAATTATATATAATACTAATAATAAGATATACAATAAATTTTATATTTTATCTTGTGTTTATAGTATTATTATGTTACTATTAACTTACTTAAATTATCTGTTATAATATTTTAAAGGAGGTAATAAAATGAAATGTGATTCTATAAACTGTAAACATAAGGACGAAAATGGTTATTGTAAATTAAAGAATCCAATAATAAGAGATGACTATACTTGTTTTAATTATGTAGAAAAAGAATTTAAAAAGGAGAGTGATAAAAATTAAATTTATAAATTTATTATTTGACACGGTGTCTGATATTTGGGGAATTAAAAAGCATAAATATTCTAACAAAAAAGTAAAATTATTAATAGTATTAACAGCTTTAATTTTAACTTTAATAATGATTTTAAAAGATAAAACTAGTATTTTTTACTAGTTATTTTTTTTATCCAATATAACAGCACCAATAACAAAGTGACAAGGAAACTTGTTATAAAAAAGGAATTTTATAAACAAAAAATAAAAGTAAAAATAATTTAAAAATAGTATTGACATACTAAAAAAGGGTATGCTATAATAAATTAACAAAACAAATAAAAATATATGGAGGTTTTACATTATGAGAATTTACAAAGAAGAAAGTTTAAGGAATTTCAATTTTTGGAGTGGAGCAAAAGACACTGTAAAATATTTAACAGAAGATGAACTAGAAACAATAGAAAATATGCTGGAAGAAATTAATCCTGATGGAATGTCAGAAACTGAAATAAATGACTTCTTTTGGTTTGAAGATGAAACTATTGCAGATTGGTTAGGTTATAATGATTTTGAAGAAATCATGAACAGGGATGAAGAATAAATAACAGCAAGGTTTTATACCTTGCTTAATATCTTAAATATTATTTAGGATATTAAGAAGGGTATAAAATAAATTAAATTCAAGGAGGTTTTTAGTTTTATGTTTACTAAAAAAGAATTAAAGGAAATCAAGACTAATAGCGACAACAGACTAGTTAAAAAAGTTGTCAACGTATTACTAAACAAAGGAAATACAAGCGACATAGAAACTTATATTAACGATTTAATGTATGGAGGATGTCAAAGCGGAATAGAAGGAAGTTTAATTTATTACTCAGACACAATAGAATTTTATAAAAAGTATCAAAGAGAAATAAAGGATTTATTAAAAGAAACTTTAGATCAAACTGGCTTTAATTCTCCAAAAGAAGTATTCGGTGACAAGTGGGAAGAAGATGATATTTTTGCCGAAGATACAAATAATCAAAATTTACTAGCTTGGTTTGGATTTGAAGAGACAATAAGACAAATAGCGTACGAATTAAACTTAGAAATTTAATACCCGTTAGAAGCCCAAAAGGGATAGGGAATGATTAGTTAATTAATACTAATTATTCCTTTTTTCTTTTGGGCTAGGGAGGTTTTAAGAATGGAATATTATAAACAACTAAAAAAACTATATAACAGCACGACAACCGAAGCACTACAGAATAATTATAAACGTATTGTAAAAGGTAACAGACTGACTGCTCAAACACTGGCGGAACTGCTTGAGGTTAATATACAGACTATTTATAGCTATAGTAAGTCTAAGAATTATAATAGAATAGATTTAATTAATATATTAATTATTGCAGAATATCTTAATATTGATGTATTTGAATTTTTTATCTAGGTAACAGTAGACTTTTAGCACCATGTAACAGAAAGAAAATTATACCACTAGGAGGTTTTAAAAATGGCAAGAAGAAGAAACAAACAAGATATGGAATTGATGCAAATGGAAGTTAATTATTGGTTATTACTTAACAAAAATAATCCTCATAAGGCTTATGATGAGTTTATAAAAGATCATTTAAGAAGAGGAAAAAGTTTTCCTTATTATGTAACAGGTTTAAAAGATTTTGTCCAGGTTAGCAATGATAAAAAAAATAATGATTATCTACAATATGAGGATAGAAAAGAAACTAAAAAGACTGCCGAAGAACAAAAAGAAGAATTATTAAACACTATAACAGAAGACTACTATAAACAATTTATTCTTCCAGTTTATAAAAATTTAGATGATAGTAATAAAAATACTAAAATGGCTATTATTAGTCTTTGGTATGCAGTAACAACAAAAGATATAAACATGATTAGTAACAGCGAACTAGGATATATTAAGGATTTTCTAAGCAACATAGCATAATACTAAATAGGAGGTGATAAATGATGAAAAATGTAAATTTAAAAAAGATAATAGAAGCAAGATTAGAAACTAATGATGTGCAAAATGAGTTTATCATTAAACAAATGACTAAAAAAGTTTTAATGCAAATTAAAAAAGACAGTCAGGCACTAAAAATTTCCGCTTAAAGGTGTTGATTATTTGAATAGTACATAGAAAAATCCTTTTACTTTTAATGTAGAAGGATTTTTTATTCTTTAAAGTCACTTTTAAGGCGATAAAATTTTTACCTATACTTTGCTATTCATAGGGTAATTTTAAACGCTCAGATTAATTTCTTATATGAAATATATCTTAAAAAAGCCTTTAAAATCAAGGTTTTTATTTTCAGAAAATCACTAAAAAATTAGGGGTATAGTGTATCATTTTTATGTTTACTGCATAGAATAATAAT